ACCAGTAACTCTTCCTGAACGCGACTCACTTGATTGTTTTCGATGCGACGCCACGCAGACAAAGCTATATGCAGCATCTCGTGCAGCAGGAAATCGTCGTTTGGCTCCGATCCTTCAGGCCAATCATAGATAATGGCCTCATTCGCATTAGGGGTAACAAACGATTGCCCCTTGTATTCAGAAGCGCCATCGAGATAGATTGCCCATCCCTTCAAGATGCGGAACTGGCCTTGAATTTCCTCCGCTATGAGCGCTCGTTCAGCAGTAGTGCTCATTTCTCACCGTCCCTCACTGGAATACAGATTCGTCATTTCTCAATCTCCACAATCTATGGGGCAGTTTACCGCATCACTCTGATCAACGTGATGCCAAGCGCCAGCAAGGAAATACACTGGCTTACCGCACGCTTGACAAGTTTGTACAGGCTCCCCTTTCTCATCCGTGACCGGAATATCGACCGTCTCTGAGTTCCCCGTTTCGATGTTGAACTCGGAGCGCAGACGGAGGACGGTTGAGCGAAATACAGCCCATATTACGTCTCGCTTTGGCGTACCCTGGTCGTCGAATAGCTCCAAATGTTCCCTGATCGCCGTTTCCAGTCCTGGTTTCATTTCGGTTGCTCCTTTCAATCTCTCTGCGTGCATCCCTTGACTCCATGTTGCCAATCACAGTTCTTGGTCGGACAATAGTGGCCGCACGGATCACGGCGAAGCCTCGCCCCGCAGTACTTACAATGGTAGGGACATTTGCAAGTCTTGCGCTTCATTTCGGTTGTCCTTCCTCTTGGCCCGCGTGGGAGCGCTCAGCCGACTTAGGCGTATCTCGTTCGCAGCGAATCTTTGCAGCGAGACTTCGCAGCCAGCCTATAAATGTCATCTGCGCCTGACCTTTTGGCGGGACCATTGATGCATATTCCTGGTATAGAGGGTACAGCGGATTGGCCAGTATGCAATCGTCCCACCCTCGCCGATACTCATCCTGCCCTGACTCAGTGTAAGCGCGGGCGATGATCTCGGCCCATCGATCCGGTCGCATTTCCCATTTAATACACGGCGCGGACTCGTGAATTAAGTCAGCTACTATCTCCCTCTCCGCTTTCCGCTCCCACTCTTCAATCTTCACTTCCGCCATCGTTCCTCCTTACCTTTCGGCCATCTTATCTTCGGCCTTCAAGCACTTCGCGCACGCCCCAGCAGGCGTATTACTCCGAGACGCGCTTCCTTCTATTCCATAGCGCAACCCACACGCCGTTGTGTAACATCCGTTACACCTAACCATTTCTAAGTGCCATAGCTTCGGGTGTTCCCACGCCAGCAATCTTCGCATCTTCCAAGTCACGGACCCACCTTCCCGAAATCGCCCCTGATCTTAACGCTGTAGAAGTATCTGCTTGGAACAGGGTGCGCATGGTAATATCCGGGATTACTCTTACAGCCAACAAAAGGCGTGATTTCGCACTTCCTGCTCGTGATCCGTGTATACATCTTTCCGATTTCCAGCAACAACTCCGCTAACTTCACCGTAATCCTCCTCACACTTTCCAAACATCGCATCCATGGCCAAAATCATCACAAACACCTGCGGAAGGGTTCGGGTAGAGGTCTACGCATCACGTTTCCAGTCCGATTCGATCTCTACGTTGCTGATCCATGAAATCCGCACAATGGAGAGCTTCGAGAAGTTGCTCATCGCCTTCTGCATTCTTGCCAAGCCGGATTCGCTCACGGACCCAGAAGCGGATCGTCTCAGCGGCAGCCGCATCACGCGCCAACATAACAAATGTCATCTCGTGGTCAGCGGCGCGGCTCATACAACTTTTTGGGTTGCTCAATTCTTCAAGTTTTACCATCTGTTCCCCTCCCTTGCCTGTATTGCTCGCTCATCCAATCCTCCACCACGCGAAGATACTCACCTACGAAAATTTGGCCGTGAGCGCAATGCCCAACAACTCGTAAACGATCTCCAAGATTCCCTGAATGCGCTCGTCGGCTGGTCCCTTCATTTCCCTGTCTAGTTTTCGGAGTTCGTCGCTCATTTGCTGCAACTTTTGCTCGATTGTCATTCCAATCCTCCCGGCTCACTTCGATTCCGTCTGGGGCTTCCTACAGTAGTAGTGCGGTGGTTCTGATTCGTCGTGCTCAAGGATGCGGAGTTTGTCGGCACACGACGCACGCATCAATCTGTAACCGTTGGATTCGACCAGTTCCCACTCTCTCTGCCCGGACATATGCCCATCGCGGTCCATCACTTCGCAGTACCATTCATGGCTAAAGCACTCAGCCACACCACGTTCTGCCGAGACGTGAACCCAGATCGCCGGGACATCCTCTGGTTCCGGAACATCGCATTTCGCATAGAGCGGATTCCTCGCTTCGCCCTGCAAGCATTTCGGCTCAGTCTCCACAATTTGTAGAGTATTCTTGCAAACGAAATAGTACGAGATGAACGCATGTGTGATCGGGTCTGTAATGTCGCGCTCCTCGCAATACGAATCATCCACTTTAATAGGATCGTTTTTTATCGACTCCGCTCGCCGAGTTTCAGCTATCTGCTGCTCCAATACCGGGTTGCCGCAAATACCCCTGGCGGCGCATTCGTTCCATTCCGCAATTGTCCACACTGTAGTATGCAAAGCCTTAGATTCAGCCCAAAGTCGGTCTTTCGCGCGAACGTGAATCGGGTGCGTAGTGTCAACAGCAACCTCAACGACGAATTCTTGCTCCTTTTGCCCGAACGCCATCCCGCACAGCAGCAACAAAACGAATACGCGCTTAGTCGGCATCGCGGGCCTCCTCTCTTTGCGGCGCATTAACTTCATCGAGAGGCTCCCAATCTGGATCATCGGCGAGGTAATACTCCTTCGCCTCCCCAGATTCCCAACCTTCATCAGTCAGGATCATATGCTGACCGCCCAATAGGAAATACTCTTTGAACCACTGCGCGTCGGGAGCGGCCTCGTGTGCCTCTGCCGCTCGATCCAACAGATTCATGGCCTTTTCTAGCTTAACCTTGTCATCTATACTCATTTCCTTGCCTCCAGCTCGCGGCCCTCAGTCACTTGCAGTGGTGCCATGTGCACTCCTCCAGCTCGCGGCGTGTGGGGTCAGCGCACACGGTCAAGCTCCGATATTGTTCGCGCAGGTTCATGGTTGACGTGCGAGGCAATCTCCGTGCATCGTTCGCATTCCTCTATGGTCTTGCGACATAGCAGCAAATGACCTACCGCCATTCGCCACTGCTCGTCATCCCACTTTTCGTCGCTCATTGTCTTCCTCTCCCCATCCCCCATCTGCTAATCAGTGGCCATAGTCGTATCTTAGATACGAAACCTTCTGCCTGAACTTGCCCTTATGCTCAGGATGCCATCCATCTGCCAGCAACTTTTGGCCCCAGTATTGGTTATCTCTGCATATAGTTTGAATGTAGCCCAGCAGGTCATTCTTCCGAGCTTGTATGATCGCCGCCGCCTCCGGCTCCATCCGTCTGAGGCTTACCCGCGAAGATTCTCGCGGGATCAAACTGTCGATTGACTGGAGATCGCGTAGAACGTAGCGCAGAGCCTCGTGATAATGGAATGCGATGCTCTCCAATTGCACCTCTCGGTTACTCTTCTTAGATTTACGCATTTGTCTCCCCATCCCCCCCCCATCACTGCCCGGAGGTCACTGCATTGACTTTGGAGCCATGCGTATATTTTTTGGAGCCATAGCGCGTAGTTCCGTGAGTCGTTTTTCGCTTCTAGCAATTGCTTGATGCGCCTCAATAATTTCGCGCTCTCGCCAGCGGATTTCATCGGCGATCTGCTCCGCAGTTGGGCAAGTCTTACGCTCAATTCGCTCCCACTCTTGCGCCGCTTGCTGTTCCTGCATTTGCTTGCGAAAGTTAGCGCGTGCCTTTCGGCGCGTTTCGTAGAATTCGGGGTCGCACAGAAGATTAGCCGTCTGCTCGATGCCGCGTTGTGCCCCAACTGCAAAATCTGAGGCGATCTGCTTAATGACGCGCTCCGTGTACCGTGTTAGCCATACGCGAAACTTCTCATGCTTGTACTCGTCTGGCAGAGAAATAAGGCCATGCTCGACAAGTTCATCCGCTGGACCAAAATGATTCCGCTTAGAGACTATCGGCTTTGCATACCTTACGACTGTTATTTCTGCCATAAAATCTCCTATCCCTTCGGCGGGAACAAAAAGTCCAACACCTTCACTTCGATACAACTTCGCGCTCGCGCCTGTCGTGCAATTCCCCGCACTTCCTCTCAACTTCGAAACGGAACTCTTCCAGCCTCGTGACCGCAGCGGAACGATCCCGGTAGTCCTTCATTTCTCGTTCCAGCCACACGGTGTTGTCGTCCGCATACGCCTGTCCGATATTCTCGTAGGCGGCCTCATTTTGCAGGCGAAGCTGTTGTTCTTGCGAGTACAGGAAGTCCATCAAATCCTGCACGGTGAAATCTTCGGTTCCTCGCGCCATAAGACTTATCCTTTCGGTGGAAAAATCCAGTCCCACACCTTGAATACCACCCACGCCACCGGAGCTAAAGCAATCCAGGGCCACACCACAGGCTTCTCACAGGGTTTACATTCGAAGTTCATGGCTGCTCCTTGGAGTCAGCTTGGGAGGAGGGCTTTGGTTGTGGTGGTGCCGGCTGCTGAAGAAATCTGTACAGTGTTGTGCGGCCGATTCCAAGGTAGGCCGCGGCTTCGGATCGGTCACCATGACAGAGTTCCAGCACACGGTTGATCTCGGCGACTTGTGCGGCGCGCGTGAACTCGGAAAATGGCCGGACCTTCGCCAGTTCCGCTTTTCGCCAGGCTTCGTATTCTGCGCGTACTCCCATCGGGAAGAAAAGTACCACACGAAACCAAATTTACCAAGTGAAAAGTGTGCAACCATGTCACATAGTTGTAAATTTCTACCAACCCGTGCTATATTTCCACCATCGAAGGCAGCATTATGGAATCCACTCTCGAACTGAGCGAATCGCAGAGACTCTTCCTTGAAGCGGGAGAGGTGGCATTCGGGCACATCCACGCCTTCGTAATCCCCATGCTCTCGGTACAACATGATCCCTCGAATGTCCCTAATCTTCGGGATGATGAACGGGAGATTGTATTTGTGTGTGAGTGCGGGAAGGTGCTGAGACGATAATCGGCTTAAAGTCTACAATCCATACCCAAGGGTTTGCGTCCCAGCCGAAGCCGCGCTTGCCGTTGATGGTGTCCCAGAGGTTACGATAGCCCTGTCTTGCTCCCCATCCCGCAGTCGTGCAACCTTCAGCTATAGCATCCGCCTCGCTGATTTCCTGCACGCGCTCAACTCTTACCTTGGCGATTTCCAGCGTTAGGCGCGAGGCCCAGCGCGGCATGTGGATGGAAGGGCGATTGCGCGTGACCGTGCCTTCGTCGACGGCGTCAGCGGCGTAACTCCAGACGCGCATGCGCGCTGCATTCACCTGGGGAATCAGCGCCAGGGGGAATCCGCAGTAGTTGTGTTGCGAGATGGTTTCCCGTACCCAGAGCCGATCTCCTGGCTGGCCGTATGGACACGGATGCACGGGCCGTGGGTCGCATGCAAACATTTCCGGTTTGAGCACTCGCCGCGTTTGCGTCTTGCGGCCTTCGAGGATGGCGCGGATCATCTCGCCGGAAAATAAAATCGGACGCTCTTTCATAAGTTTGCTTGAAAAATCGGGGCTACCCCTATTCCGATAGCCCCAAAGGCACACAACTTACAGGAGATTTAACTTACGACGGTAGCCTCAGTTAGAGCTGCACTCAGCATGCGGCTGATATTCGCCAGTGCTTCCAGTTTCCAAGATCCACCATCCGCTTCAAAGAGTGCGAATTGTGGTTGATCCCCTTGCTTTTGGACGCGGAAGACAAAGGGGCTGATCGGCTGCGCGACTTCGCGGAAGGTGCGCCACGGAGCCAGTCTTACCAGGCCTTTCACGAGAGAGGTTCCATCGTCTCGATTCACTCTGGCCCCCTGCCGCATGGAAATGACCTGCGTGATGCCGTCGTCGACCACTGTGGAAACATGCTCGGCCGTGGCGTTCCCGGCGAGAGACGCCAGGCCATCGCGATCGCCATCGGAGGTAAATGACGCGAGTAGCGCGATGATGAATTTTTCCTGTGGCATGAATTTGTTGAATTCAACGCCAGTGGTTTCGGAGAGATTGCAGTCGATTAGGATCTCACGGCTTTTCCAGTCGTTCGAGAATGCGGTGACGACCTGCACCTGGCGCTCGCTCACGACGTGGATGACGTGTTCCTTCGGATTGAATCTCTCAAAGGCCGCGTCGCCGTACTCGTCTTCAAAGCCGGGCTGACACAGTTCGATAAGGCTGCTCAATGTGCTGATCTCCAGGGCTGTGATCAGCGGAGTGGTAATGGGCTGCAGTTCTTTGCTGATGTACTTCCGGCCATCGTACTCGCGCTCCCACGGCTCGGACAGTTTCTTGCCGGTCGTGAGGATCAGTTCAATTCCTTCCTTTGGTTAAATCTGCCATCGGCGTTTCCTTTGGGAGTGGCGGCCCTCGCTGCGCGCGCGGCCACCGCCCGGTGTTGCACGCTCTTACGTTTCAGAGACTGACAGGCATACGCCAAGCCCCGGAACGTGCGCAGCGTGAGCACTCGTCCGTTTTAGGTAGAATGTGTCACTGGGGTGGTGTCTGAACCTCCTCGCGCTGGAAGAGTTCGGACTGTTTTGGATCTCTTGCATACCCCCGCACGGTGCCATCGGAGCGCCGCGCGATGAAGAAATTCCCCTTGGTTGGCTTGATAGAAGCCAGTTTCGCTTCGCAGGTAAAACTCACTGTTCCGAGTTCGCGATTCTCCGCCGGCTCAAACTTCACTTTGATGACAAGCTCCCGTTTCTGCTCGGGCGCCGTCGAAATGTCCACAATGTTTTTCAGGATCTTATCGAGCGTCTGATCGGCAGCTTTTAAAATATCTCCACCGCACAGATTCCCGAGGTTCATTGTTGGTTGGTCCATGAAATCTCCTGGCGAAATACCTTCGGACGATTACCACACCCGTACATGTTTGTCTACAGTGAATATCTCGGAAAACTAGGGTAACCAGATTTGCACACAGGTGCGGAAATTAACAGTTGAACTCTACATTGATTCCTGTATCTTGTCCGCTGAACCTGGGAACGGGCGGCTGTGGCAAACTCCCAAAGCACGCTGCAGCCGTCCGGTATTCAGGTGGGTGCTTTGGGAGCCCCTTCGTTTGCCAAGAATCCGCTCGATAAAATCTGAGTTTGGCCGCGACGAGAAGTTGCAGGACTTAGAAGTTGCCAATCCCGGCCAGCACTGTATGTTGGTTTTCGCCTGCCTTTGGCCTCACTGCGACCGGGAAGGTCGTTTTGTTTGGTCGCCCCGTGCTTTAAAGTTAGACATCCTCCCTTTTTTGCCATTCGAGATCGGGAAAACTCTAGAACTTCTCGCCTCTATCGGCTGTATTCAAAAATATAGTTGTGACGGCAAAACATACGGCTTAGTGACAAATTGGGGTCGTCACCAAATTCCAGGGCGCGACGAACCACCTAGTGAGATTCCTAGCCCATCGGGATTGACTACCCCATATGACCGACCACCAAACGCCACGGTGCGCGCCCGGCTATATGACCGCGATAGGTATTGTTGCGCCTACTGTGCTCGAGATCTACGGAAAGATACTCGTGCAATCTGCTTAGACCATGTCGTTCCCTACTCGCGACGCGGGTCAAATCGCGATAAGAATCTGGTCACCTCTTGCAAGAAATGTAATGGGATAAAACGAGACCGGACGCCGTTTGAAGCCGGTATGAAATGGCCTATTGGTTTCGGGGAAACACTTATTGACGGGGTGTATTGTGATATCGGACAACCCGTTAACGGGGTGTCGAGTACTGTTAACGGTACTGACTCGCTGCCGGACGCGGAAAGGGGTAAGGAATGGGATATGGGTAATGGGAATGGGAAGGGGGAAGTGCTTGAACCCGCCCCGGAACCGCAGCATCCACTCAATTACGCGCGGAAGATGGTTGAAATTTTAGCGATGCCTGAAACGACTGCAAACCTCCGCGCTATTGAAGCGGCGATTACGGCCGAATCAAGTTTTACCGGCATGTCGCTGGAAGACACGTCCCAAGCGCTGGCAACTGCCGCAATGAATGCCCGTCGGCAGGGAGTAGAACTTAACAAGTTTTGGTTTGAAGACACGAAATGGAGAAATGGCAATGGAAAACGAGCGTCCAGTAAAGCCCAGCAACATGTTGATGAAGTCGTCGCCAACTGCGAAGCAGCGAAGCGAATGGTTCGATTGGATCATTGAGCAGTTATCGCTGGTCGCGCTGGCGAAAGGGCAAACCTACTCACCAGAACGGCTGCGCATTAATGCCGAAGATTTAAGCGACCTCCCGCGAGAGGCGCTGGCGTCAGCCTTCCACCGCGCGCGCCGCGAGCTTAACTTTATGCCGCAAGTCTCAGAAATCCGTCGCTTGGCGGGCGCCGATCCCGCTACGCAACTGGATGGGGAGAAACGAGCAGCGTGGGATGTGCTCATCAAGTTTGTCGAAAAATATGTAGGCTGTGACGCCGAAGAGCACTTCGGACCCGAGTACGGCTCCCATAGTGCCTTTGGACCTTACGATGACCACGGCGTCCCCAAACACCCTGCCACCTACCCGCAACTCCCACCACGGATTCTTGATTGCGTCCGGCGCACCGGCGGATGGAAGCAATACAAGCGCATGACCGAAGACGATCACCCATTTCAACAGAAGCGATTCTTTGAAGAGTACGAGAACTGGGAAGCCACAGAGATTTCACTGCCAACCCTCGCGGCCTGCCTTCAGATCCCCGAAGCAAAAATCAAACTCCTGGCGAAGCCGATGGATGCGCCACGAAGAACTCCACCGCCGGACGGGGCGCACGCGAAACTGCAAATCGTATCCGGCCGAAACGCGCGGCCTTCGCTGAACATTCCTACCATTCAATTAACTCCTGAACAAATTACTGCAAGACGAGCTGAGGAGTTGGCTGAGATAGAGAAGTACAAGGAAGCCAAATGAACGGAGTGACGATTCTTCAAGGAGACGCATTGGAGATGCAGAAGTCGTTACCGGACGAATCTGTTAATTGCGTGCTTACTTCTCCACCGTATTGGCGTCAGCGGGATTACAAGATTGTCGGCCAGGTTGGGTTAGAAAAAACGCCCGAGGAATACACCGATTCGCTTGTGAAGGTGTTTCGTGAGTCTCGCCGGGTTCTTGCGGACGACGGGAGTTTTTGGCTCAACATCGGCGAAAAGTGGGCATCCGGCGGAAACGGCGGCGGAGGCTCATTCATGGCGCAGCGCTCGGAAGCGTGGAGCCACGCGAAGGAATCGAAGGGTTGGCGTAACCCCCCACCCGGATACAAAGACAAAGACATCGTGGGAATCCCGTGGATGCTCGCGTTTGCCTTGCGCGCGGATGGCTGGTATCTACGCCAGTGCAATATTTGGGCGAAGCCAAACTGCATGCCGGAATCGGTGACCGATCGCTCCACTGTTTCTCATGAGTACGTTTTCCATCTCACAAAGAGCAATGACTACTGGTATGACGATGAACGGGCCCGCACACCTCCACCGCCAGCGACCGAGACGGAACTACGCCACAATTCGACAATCTCCCGTAATCTTCGCGCGAATCCAGACGCAAAGACAAGGCCAACCAAAGAGCGCAATGGCATTCGAGGACTCCGATCAGATAAGCAACGCGGGCATTCACGAAAGCATGCGGGCTTTAATGACCGATGGGACGCCATGCCAGTGCAAGAGCAGCGCTCCAACGGCGCAAACCTACGATCCGTATGGTGGATCAGCCCGGCCAACACAACCGATGAGCATTATGCCGTGATGCCCGAGAAGCTCGCCAAAATTTGCATTATCGCCGGCTGTAAGCCTGGCGGCACTGTCCTCGACCCATTCTTCGGCTCAGGAACTACGGCGCTCGTGGCACGGGCAAACAACTGTAAGTGCATCGGCATCGAGCTTAATCCTGAGTACATAGAAATCGCAAAACGTCGTTTGAGTCAGGAAGTACTCCAGTTCTGAAAGGACATCCATGAAAGCTCATCTAAAAATAAGCAACTCTCCCATAAGTTCAAAATCTCCAGTTCTCGCCGAGTGTGGAGCGGAAGTAAAAAATCCCGTCTTCGCCATTGAGTTAGACACCGCTTTCACCGTAGGCCACAAAGTCGCGGAGATTCTAAGCATCAATACGCTGTTGTTCTGTAAGCGATGTATCTCCTCGACTACCCACGGACTCGAAGGGCAATACATTTACGTTCTGCATGAAGGGCAAGAGGCACGCGATGAAACTCAAAGCGAATGAGCGCTGTCCGATTCACAGGTCGAAGACGTGCTGCGGGCGCCAGGACCGGTTAGCGCGTTCTGCGATCAAAAAGCCGCTGTGGAATTACATTGGGCCAGGGGTGAAACTGTATCCCGATGGGCACATCGAGCGTTCGCAGTCAGCCCTGAAGCGAGTCAAAGACGACCTGCTGAGACGCGGGTATAAGTGTGCGGCGTGCGGGCAGGCGTTCGATGACTACGAGCAAGTGGAGTTAGCCCATGTACGCTCGAAGGGATTCTCTGGATCGCGGCGCAACGACGCCACGGAGAATCTCGTGTTAATGCACCGGGGAAGCAACCGCGCGCAAGGCTCCCTCGATCTCGACACGTACCTAGGTGACTACTGGAAGCCGGAACATTGCAAATAGGCTAATAGAATTCTCTTGACAATTTAATATCTTAAGAACATAGTAACACTCGTATGGCAATCGGGATCGAGTTCAGGAAGAGCGAGAACGTGCAGACCATGCTCACGCGCGCGGAGCTGGATCGCGTCGAGGCGATGCGAAAGTCTGAAGGGTATTCGCTCAGCGGCATGGTGCGAGTGCTCATTTTGGAATCGCTGAAAGTCTGGGAAGAATCCCAGGCAGGCCGGAAGCGAAAAAAGAGCGTGATCTGAATTGTGAGCGAGGACACAAAAATGCGCAGCAAGCAAGTCACTGTTTTTGAAGGCGAGCCGCTTGGACCGATAGATTGGTCCTACGATTTTAATGCGCATTCTTGGGATGGGCACGGCGGCGTAAACCCAGAATTCATCTCTAAAGCAGTAGAAATGCTACGCGAGATCGAGCATGGTGACTGGCTGGCTACGACTGACGGGGGATGGCCCAAAGTAGGGTGGAAACGAGTTATTGCCGTGCAGATGTACGATGGATGGCCGCATTGGAAACCTGTGCCAAGTTTCTGTATCGCTGGCACGTGCGGCCCAGAATGGCACCCGTTCTATAGTCTGGCCGCAATTGAAAAGGTTTAACTTCAGGTGAGCGAGGACACTCCAAATGACCGCTGATGAGTTGCTGATCGAAGCCGACGACGAGGTTTTCGAAACCATACAATGGCTTAGGCGCTATGTGGATAACTACCTCGTTCATGTTCCAGTATCAGATGGCCAGAGAGTTATCAATGGCTTCGCCGCAGTGCAGATTCCAGACTGGAGCGTAAAACAGAGAATTGATGCACTTGAAGCTTACCGATTAAAGATTCATCGCTTTAGAGGCGAATTAACTGAGCGAGGACACTGACCCAATGACACCGACCAAGATTAAAAATCTTATCTACTCGTTCTGGCTTGTCATGTGCACGATTGATATCGTGCTCGGAACCGCATCCATGATTCACAGGCATTACGACTTAGCAGCCTGCATGTTCATCTGGGCAGTATTTGCCAAGGTATCAGCGGCGGAATGGCAGCGTTGACGGGGCAGGCTTAATCCAGCACGGGAGAGAAGTCATGGCAGATTACAGGATGCTTGCGAAGTTGCAGGAGATACGGCGGAGGATTTTCGATGAACTGTGGCTCCCGACCTGTGATAGCGCCCAATTGGAGAGATTCCACGCGATCGAGAGCCTGCTAAACGAAGCTATCGACTTGGACAATCAGATGTCTCGCGAAAAGCTAGGCCTTGACCCGGTACCCCCAGAAGCCAACGCGGGAAGTTTTGAGCAGCACCAGCACATCAAAGCGCAACACGTTAAACGACCAGCGTGAAAGGAAATAAGCCATGGTGTTAGTCGCTTTCATCGGGGTTGAGGTAGCGGCACTGTTTTGCTTCTTCGAACTTGTGGTGCATGGGCATTATTTTGCCGCGATCATCCCGGCATTGTTGATGCTCAGCCTGAAAGCCAGTTACAAAAAGTAGATTTTTGTGAAAGGAAATAAGCCAATGACGACAGCACCAGCCAAGAAGGGTTGTCAGCATGAAGTTCCCGAATCCCGCTCGGGCGCATGCGATGGGCAATTGTGCGGGAATTCCGACTCGGCCAGGGCATGTTTTGATTGTGGGAAGATGCTCTGCCGGCGTCACAGCTTTCTCTGCTGTGATAACTACTACTGCGATTTCTGCTTGGAAACTCATGAGCTAGAATCGCATCCTGTTGTTGAATTGATCGCGTAAGAATCGGCGTGGAGGCCGACACAAATCATGGCGACAGCTACTATGGAACAACCAACCAACGCACAAGTGAAACCGCAAGCAATCGTTCCCATCAAGATCGGCTGGTACGGCGGTCAGGGTTCGGGAAAGACTACATCATCGGCGCTTCTGGCGCTGGCGCTATCGAAAGAAGTCTATGGCGGAGCTCCGGTAGCCGTCACCGATACCGAGCCTGGCTGGCAGTTCTTAAAGCCCATCTTCGCAATGGAAGGCGTCGAACTCATCCAGACCACAACGCCAACGTTTAAGGCCATGCTGAAAGATTTGCGCGATGCCGAGAAGCGCGGCTGCTGCGTGTGGGCGATCGACTCCTTAACGATCATTTGGCAGGAAATCATGAAGTCCGCGCAGGGCAAGCGCAGCTCAATTCAGATCCAGCAGTGGGGCGACATTAAAGCCGTGTGGGGTGAATACACCACGGCATTCCTGAACTCAGGCATGTGTACCTTTGCTCTCGGGCGGCTCGGCAACGAGATGGAAGAACAGCAGGACGACGAAGGCAAGACCAAACTGGTGAAGGTAGCCACAAAGTTCAAGGCTGGCGGTTCGGAATCGTTCGGCTACGAACCGCACCTGCTGCTTGAAATGTCGCTGGAGCGGAAAGCAAAGGTAAAGGCAGGTTCGCGGCTCGAAGGCGAGGGCCGCATGGTTCACCGCGTCGATGTTTTGAAAGATCGCACTTGGGCATTGAACGGCCTAGTGATGCGCTGGTCCGACAAGCCACGGTATGAAAAGGGTGGCTACCGTCAGGTTTGGAACTCTATCAAACCTCACTTCGACATGGTGCAGAAGACTATGGCGCGCGTGGAACTGCAGACCGGCACAAACAGCAATGATCTATTCCCCGGCGAAGAAGGCCGGTCCGAGTGGTATGAGAAGAAGCAGCGCAAAGAAGTCCTCTCCGCCGAACTGCACGCCACCATGGACATGCTCTGGGGCGGGACAGCCGTTGCTGCAAAGCAGATGCGAATGAAAGTCTTTGAGCATGTATTCGGCTTCAAATCAAAAGAAGCGGCCGATGCGGCGACACTGGATAAGATTGAGCGCGGTGTGCGCATCCTCCAGGCGTTCGAGCGGCGAAGCAAAGCAGACGCGAAACTGCTCGAGTCTGGAGAACTCAATATCCTTGCTAATCTGGATATTGACATTCAGGAATTCGATCAGGGCACGGCGGAGGAAGCCGACCTCCCATTCTGAAAGCTTCCCCTGCTGGCTTGGTCGGCCTCCAAAGCAGGGTAGGGCAGGGGGATCGTGGTCGGACATGGTTCCCCTGTAAGTTCGACAGGAGATGCATGAGCAACGAAGAGCGCTACCGCTACAAAGTCACCTGGCGGATGGATCGAATCTTTGGCTCGGAAGAAGCCCGCAAGGCTATGGACAACGAAAGAACCCGAGAGAGAGATAAGTTACGCCGCGCAGGCAAGCGGAGTGGTAAAGTCAGGCAAGATGCCAAACAAAATATGGGTTCGGTGGTATCCGCGAAGAAACTGCAGCCAGTGTAACGGCTCCGGCTTTGTCGTGACCACGAATACTCGGGGCAATCGGGAAGCAAGAAAGTGTAACTGCTGGCGAAGATATTCCAATGAGCCTCGGGTAGTAAGACCTTATCGAGATGGGAAAGCGATGGCGACGGGAGAAGCGGAATGATTGAGCATGGCGATTACTTCGTGGTTCGGGCCGAAAAAGGGAATGTGTATCTCTGTGGCCCAGTGGGAGCCGTGGCTCTTACGCGAACAGCCGACATGAATCGCGGGTTCACGGTTCTCAATACGGCGAAGTATACATGCATCCCCAAGGCGGCCGTAAGGCGCATGTTGATGCACGGGCATCGGCGTGGCAGAATTCGGAATAACAAGCACGTCCACTCTTTCAACTTCTCGCAGAATGGCACCGATGAAATGCTTGTGATTGGTTGCCAAACCTTCCACCAAGAAGCGATCAACATCATGCGGCAATGGACCAAGGTGTCACGATGAGCTTACTGAGCCTCTTCGCCGACGTAACCCGAGCCCACGCGGCCCTGAATACAATCCGTGATGGTTGCTCACATGCCCGTTTAAGCTGGCCCCAGGGCGGAAAGAATCAGGAAGCCCGACAACGTTGTTTGGATTGCGGAGCCGTGCGGGAAGCGGCCATGGGACAAAATGGCTGGTACTTTGGGAAGTGGGAGAAGGAAGAAACGAGGCTGCTGTGAGCAAGTATATCGACGGCGAACTCTTTCTCTGGATCATCGGCTTCGTGATCTTGGCCGTAGCCCTGGCGCTCTCCGTAGACTGGATGCTCGATAAGATCATGAAAGCTATGGAAGATTGGATGAACAATGAATGACAACAACTGCGTCATGGGTCTGATGGGAAAGCTGATCGTTCTGTGCGAAGAGTCGGGGATGGATGTGCCCCGGCAAATCGCCGCCCTGAATGCCGCGCGCGTAGCATTGGAGGCGATGGAACTGGACAACGATATCTCGGAGAGCGATCTGGAAAGCGAAGTTCTGCGGAGCGTATTCCGGGATCTGATGAAGGCAGGAGTATTGCGAGGGGTAAATTGAGAACTCTTGCCAATGAGCGCGAGACACAGAAGGCGATTCTGGATCTGCTGGCCGCCGAAGGAGTCTTCGCGTTCCGGCTCAACACCGCCGCATTCCGAGTCATCAGTGACGGAAGGGGAAAAGAGAGATTTTTCAGATCGCACAGTCTAGGGGCAGGTGCGGCCGACATTCGCGCGGACGTGCGCGTGCATCGCGTGTTTTGGAAAGGCACGCCCCAAGAGTTGATCGTTGACAGCTTTGTGCCGCTGTGGCTCGAAGTGAAGAGCGCCAAAGGCGGGCAGAGCCCAGAGCAGGCAAGCTTCCAGGGCTTCGTCGAGAGCCACGGCCATGTGTACGCCGTCGTGCACTCGGTCGACGATGTGCTGGATGTGCTGTGGAGAATTCGCGGTAAGAAACCATGATCGGAGGGATTATGCCAAAAGTAAGAAGCAACATGTTTTCTGACATCGACCACAACCCGGAAACCTCAACCATGACCATCCGATTCCACACCGGGAATCGCTACACCATTCAACCTGTAACCGCAGAAGACTACAAAGAATTCATTGGAGCGTCTTCGATTGGGAAATATTACAACCTGCATATCAAAAACAATCCGCGATTCAAAGTGACGCCCCTGCCGGAAGAGGAAGGCGAAACAGCAGTCGCGTAAAACTGGAGGTGAGACTTGGACGGCTTTGAAGCAGTAAAGGAAATCGCCAAAGCGTGCGACGGTAAAATTACAGAAGTGGGCATTTTGCCCGACAATTCCGGCTTCGCGATCATGTCGATGCCGCTGCGTAAAGATCATTGGATTTACGGGGAACGCGGGGCGGAGCGAAAGGTGTGCGACTCACCGGAAGACTGCTACCACGAACCACCACCGATGCCATTTCGCATGGGCGTAGGTGATTTCGCGGTAGTGTCGCGGTTCCCTGATAAGGATGTGGTCGACAGACATCTCCCGCCGGGATCGACTCCTGAGTCGGCGGCAAACTATCAGCGCATGACGCGCCAGGAATTCGCCGATCGTATTCGAATAGCTGGCAAGTACGCGATTCGGGCCTCGACGATGAAGGGCAAGGAGATGGATTTCGATCCAGACGCCATGCTGCAAAATCTGGTGGTCGGTCTGCTTGGCTACTGGACGGATGATGGCTTAACGAACGACGAATGGGCCAACCCCGAGTCTCGAACTCGCTGGTGCTGCAACGGGGACGGACAGGGTAATCATTCTTCGAGATGTCGTCACTCACAACCGAATAACGACGCGAGTCCACCCATACAACCAACGGTGGGCGGATAAAACTTTGGCGGTGCTCGCGCTTCCCTCAAGAAGTGTCCCAAAAGTAGCACTGCCGAAGCAGCGCGGGGTGTAGCTGGGGAAAGGCGGTCATCCCGCGCTGTAACTTAAAAGGAGAAACATGCGCAACTTGCTGATTCGCGGATTACTTGCAGTGTTAAACAGTCGATGGTTGAACCAAACGCCATGCCGCTACGACTTCGTGGGCAACATCGACAACTTCAGTCGACAGGACATCGAATCGAGTTTGCGGCAAGATCCCGCAATGACACTGCAGCAATACCTGGAATTGGCGAACCGGTTCAAAGCGTGCCCGATTTCGCGTGTAGGCGTGACGGCAATCGAAGCGGATGGATCGTACACGCAAAACGTAGACTTCAGATGAAAGGAAACGAAATGAAGTATTTGATCTGGATCGGCTTGGGCATGGCGCTGTTGGCGGTTCTCACAGTCCGCGATCCGCTTTGGTGGACACTGCTGGGTATCGGGATTGGTGCCAATGGGTTGGTGTGCGCCGCGAATGACTGGAAGATGCCGGTCCGCGGAAGACATGCAGAAGGCCCGCGCCACACTCCGATGACGCAGTTCACGCGCTACAAATGGCTTGGCGACGTGATTCCGACCGGATTCGGGAAGGCGTCTGTAGGGGATTTCTTCATCTGTGCCGGGTTTCTCGGCTCATGGGTACATCTGACCGACGTGACCTACGTGGCGACCGTTGTGATTGGCGGGTATCTGATTTGGACATTCGGATGGTCGCAGGGATTTGGATTGCGCGACAAGTTGGACACCAGCGCCGTCGCCGATACCAAAAAAAATATCCCCATCATGGTCACGCTCATGCTTGTGGGGAACTTAATCGGCTTTCACGGGTGCAGCGTGAAGGAAATAGCCGCGTCGTTCGAAAACATCCGTGATGTTTTGCCCGCGCCAAAGGTGTCAAGCGTGCCGCTGAGCGAAATGCATTCGCTCGGGAAACTCGTGGAGCCGGAATTCATCACTCAGACTCGACAGAAGGCAGAAACAGGCAAGCAGGCTGTGGAGCGTTCGATAGCCGCAGCATTAGACAGGTTCAAGCCGCTGACGATCACTTCCGCATCTGGGCAGACCGTTACCGTCGCGTTTACGCTGACCGGAACGAGGACGATGAAGGCGGCGCGAAGCGGCCCATTCTGCCGCATGACGTGCACTGCGCATCATGGCGGAATGTACGACGTGGAAACCCTGCCAGAAGCCTGCCGGGCGAATTGGATTCCTCCGACAGCCGAGTACGTTCCTGGGTGGTACTCGATGTCGGACACAATGGAAATAACCAACCCGTGGCCGGGCCCCGCACAAAAAGGATTCGAGAGCTACAAACTTTATTGGTCCGACAGACAGAGCGAAGCAAAAGTCTTACACCCAGGCACAACTGAAAACCAGAAAGGAAACTAAACAAAATGCTCCACTTAGTCATCCAGCAACTCAAACAGGCAAAGGTTGAAGCAGGGAAAGAACTCTCCCGCATCGATCAAGCCATCAAGGCACTCTCACCCCAAAAGCGCGCGCGACTCTCCAAGGACGCAATCCGGCGAATCGCGGAGGCGCAAAAGAAGCGATGGGCCAAGTTTCACAGGCAGAAAAGAGCGGCGTGAAGCGCTGCGCAGCTCTTTACTCGCAGGGATTGCTCAAGGGAACCCAATGCCGAGCGGCAGCAATACGGGACGATCTCTGCGGGAACCCATTTTCACCAGGAACTAAACTGGCTGTATGGAAAAACCAGGCATGCGGTAGAAATCGTGAAGCGGAGACTTTATGTGGAACAGGTTCATGATACTTCTCGGCTTTAGGGATCAGGACTTCAACCCAAAACTACCCTCCGGTGAGTGCAATCGGGTGATCGAGCGCGGTGACGACGGCTGGATCACCTGTGGCACTTTAACGAACCACCGCCGGCCAGGCGAAGGGTATATCTGCACGCGGCATTGGGTGGACCCATCTCCGAAGAAGCCGGTGGGGCATGTTGTGGATGTGTGGGCATGACGCGTTGTTGCAATCGATGTGGCGAATTAAAAGATGAGTCCGAGTTTTACCGCAACAATAGTTTAAGTGACGGACTCATGCGGAAGTGTAAAGTGTGCCATAACCTTCAATGTGGGGAATGGAAAAAAGCGCATCCGAAAAAAAAGAACGGCCGCGCAGTGTGTGTGCAGTGCGGAAAGAGGTTTGGCTTTGTGGTGAATGTAACGTTGGGCAGACCACGATTTTGCAGCCGGACGTGTCAGCATACCGCCAGACATGCTGGGGGTAAATACGGCGTCACAGAGGAAAAGTTCCGCGAACTATTCAATGCCGGTAAGTCGTACAGGGAGATCGCTTCCGTGTTCGGCATCAAGAACAATTCAGTTATAGGTTATTATATCAAGAAATTCAAACTCTGGCGCCCAGAACCACTGAGGGACAATCTAAGGCTGGACGGGGAATATTATTTGGCCAAAGTTGTGCGCATGTATAACTCCGGCATGTCAGCCAACGCGATAGCGAAAGCGTTCAAGCAAGGGCACTCCCACGGCTACATTAGGACGCTTCTGATAAGGGCTGGGGTTTGGCGCGGGCGGAATAGACATGCGTAGGCTTTCAAGTGAACAGATCGAAAGGCTGAGGGAGATATTATCTCGGCCTGGAACAAGCGTGCGGGAAGCCGAAAAGCTCAGCGGGCATAACAGGAACACGATAATGCACTATCGGCGTTCGTTTAGCTTGCCGAATTGCCCATGCGGGGAAGTGGCTGGACACAAGGGATGGTGTAAATGGCGATACGACAAGAGTGAAGCGAGGCAAGCGTATCAGGCATCGCGGCGAGTATTTGCCGTCGCGAGCTACGATCCCTTAAGGGTAAACAATTTTAGATTCCAGTTCACCGATTATGTGCCTACGATGTTCCGTAACCCGGCAGATGACCGTTGTGCTATAGCGGCATGTGCGTTTCCGGTACGCAAGAATAGGCTTTGTTATCAACACTTGCACTTCTTCGATTTTTCCGAGTCGATGCATACTGGGCAGTTGTCACCAGAAGACATGTTCGATAACGAAGACCCGAACAGTCCGGTGTTATACGTAGCTACGCAACGGGAGCTGGAAGATTTAGAGAAGTCCGTGACGGTGACTTATGCGGATGAGCGGAAGCGCCGCGCTGATTTACAGGGAAGAAAGTCAATATCAAAATTGTTGGCTTACAGCGGATGGAGGTATGCAGCACGGGCCGTCGATGGGTGAGTAGGAACTCGAAGCGTTGCATGTGTGGGCGTAGAAAATTAAACGGAGGAACCTATGGAACTGGAATTCACGGTAGTAGCGATCAAGCTGGGCGATGACTCATTCGTCCAGACACCGGACCAATTGCGGGATACGGCAGACGTAAGCCTGCGCAGCTTTGGCGTCGAGGACGACCCTGTCGGTCAAAAAGTCCCAAACGGCTACGCCAACATAAGTTGCAGCGGGGAGGTAGCGCGAAGCATAAGGCTCGGTGCCAAATTCAAACTGGTGAGCGTGGAATAGTCGCGCGAGGGAGCGAACGGCGTCGAAACGGAATTCGAGATTCCGGCCAAGTCGGAGAATTCTGCAGAGACATGCATCGCTCTCTCGCGGGGCTATTGAAGCCCTTAAACCAGCAACACGGAGAAACCATGAACCACACAGTAGAAGACGAAACCCTAAACGCGCATCAACCCAAAGACATCCTGCAGCCTGGAAGGGAGCGGGAACAAGCTGAAAACACCATCGCAGTTGAGAATGAAGCACAGAAGCGCGGTAGTTACATCGGCGGCGCGGTTGGAACGCAAAGCGCCGGCAGAATCACGGAAGTCCCAGACCGCCGGGAAACGGTTCGCGGGCAAATCGATCCACTGTTCAAAGGCATTCCATTGAACGAAACAGGGCTGGCAAAGGCCTTAAATGTCCGCCTGATGTTTACCGACCTGAAGAACGGCCTGGAGCATCAATTGGGCATAGGAGATGGCCGTTCATGGTCCATCATCAAAACCAAACTGGAAGAAGCCTGCATGTTCGCCGTGAAAGCGGTCAGTCTCGATCCATCGAATCAGGAGTAAGAGCGAATTTTCGAGAAAGAATTATCAAGTTGGGCCGAGAGGACGCTGGGCGTAAATCTGGCTGGATTCTTTGCAGGATCAGCAACGCACGGAGGGGCTCGGCCCCTATTTCATTAGGAGGGGATTTTATGTGGATGATCGTCACGGCGCCGTTCTGGGTTGCCGCTTTACTCGGAATGGCCGCATTGTTTGAGAACTACAGCTTAGGGAATGGAACCCAGGAAGTCTCTGAGCTGTAAACGAGGGACCATGGAAACTCCCGTACTCGATAGCCGCTTAGTTTTGCCGCGCTTCACGCTGAACGATGTGGAACGCGCATACGACGAGTGGGGCTGTAATTGTGGGCCCGCCGCAATAGCCGCAATGAATGGGCTCACTCTCGAAGAGCTACGCCCGCATCTTGGGGATTTCGAGCAAAAGCGTTATACAAACCCTACTCTCATGTGGGACATCTTGACAAAGATCAGGGCGCGATGGAGAACTCGGCCAGTCAGAGAGATTAAGGCATCGCCGCAAACTTCGTGGCCTATTTATGGCTTGGCGCGTGTGCAGTGGGAAGGTCCGTGGACAGCTCCGGGTGTCCCTATTGCCGCGAGATACCGTCACACGCATTGGGTTGGCGCTATGCTGGCAGCCGGCAGTGATGAGCACAGCATTTTTGACATCAATTGTATTTGTGTCGGCGGATGGGTTCCTCTGGCTGAGTGGTCATCGTATGTCGTTCCTTGGCTACTGAAGCAAGTCGAGCCAAAAGCCAGCGGGGCGTGGCACCTGACGCATGTCGTTGAGATTGAAAGGGGCTAGTGTAGCGAAGTACTGGCTCCCTTGAATTAAACTGTTTTGCACAGGCCATCGGAATGCTAGCGTGGCGGGAATGGATCGCACGCGAGACAAGATGTGTCTGAACAAAAGGCGTTTCGCCACTGAGGCAGAAGCGTTGAAAGATGCCGAGGAGCGTCTCAGGACCGGCTATTGCTTCGTCCCGCTGCGGGCTTATTTCTGTCCGTTCTCCCAAGATACGGACCCACACTTCCATCTCACGAAGAAGTTTATACCGCAAAGTGCTTGACCAAAGAGGTATATTTGGGGGACCGGGGGGAAGCCTTCCAACAAAGCCAATTAATTCACAGTTCTCCACAGCAACTTTTGTGATACAAGAGGCAACGGCAGATGTTCCTTCTTTCGATAGTGATAGTAATCGCAGCGCTGGCTGTGATTATCGAAGGCATTGTTCAATTGACGGCGGGCGGAGCAAGAGGTAACGAGATGACAGACGGCGGTCCATACTACAATCCCAAGGAATTATCCTATTCCCCGCGCGGCGATCGCGTCGTAGTCAAACAACTCCCCAAACCTGAGGCGAAACCAGGCGAGATGTTCATCCCTGATTCTCAAACCAGACCACCAGACGAAGGAATCGTCATAGCGGTTGGCCCCAGCGAGAAGTGTGCGGACATCAAAGTCGGGGACCATGTATATTTTTTGGAGCAGGCCGGCTCGCCTGTGATTATTAAAGGCGAGCGATTCCTTGGGATGCGGGAAAGCGAGATTCATGGAATTGACAAATGACATTTTGCACAAGTGGGCGGGGTTCGAACCCCGCAATGACTGTAAGCCTCCTGGTGGCCCTGTCCGTGCGGTATCAAACCCGCGCGGGTAAGTCAGTCTGACAGCCGGGAAAGACCGGCAACTTATCAGCAAGAAAGGCCGAAATGCCGAAACAAACCCTAAGCTCGAACGATGCCCGCTCTGCCCTCCTCCGCGGCATCAATGCAGTCGCGGACCCGGTAAAGACCACACTGGGTCCGCGCGGCCGCAACGTGATGCTGGAAGATGTCATCCAGCCCAAATCGACGCGAGATGGAGTCACAGTCGCAAAGTTCGCGTCGAGTCTTGCCGACCCATTCGAGAACATGGGAGCACTGCTGGCCCGGGAAGTTGCGGACGCGGCTGTCGTGGAAGCTGGCGACGGGACCACTACGGCCACAGTGATCTTTCAAGCCATTGTCACGGCGGGAATGAAAGCCATCCAGGAAGGCGCGGAACCCCTGCAATTGGCCGATGGGATTCGTGCGGCGGCCGAGGCGTGCGCCAAATCTGTAGAGCAAATGGCGACCCCTGCCACAGATGAGTTGGTCCAGCAATGCGCCATCATCTCAACGCATGGCGATGTTGAGTTGGGATCGATTATCGCGAAGGCAACCTGCCGAGTAGGCGCAACTGGCGTCCTGGAACTTCAAGAATCACGCGATGAGTCGACCACGATCGAGCATCTTGAGGGATTCTACTTTGAACGTGGCTGGCGTGGGCCGAATGGATCGAACCACTTCTTTGTGAATGACAAGTCTGGGCAGAAGTGCGTCTTGAAGAACCCGTTTATTCTAATCTCCGAGCGTGTCATCGTCGGTGGGGCGCGCGGCATTGCCGGGGACCACCTGTGGAATATCCTCGAAGCCTGTGTGAAAGCTCGGCGCCCACTGCTGATCATTGCTGACGACTTGATTGGGGATGCCTACAACCTGTTCACGGCTAATATCACTGCCGGCGGATTGGCGGGGATTGGCGGATGCTTCGTGAAACTGCCAGGGTTCGGTGATCATCGCATGGAGGCGATCAAGGATCTGGCGATCGCCGTGGGAGCCAGACGGGTTCATTCGATGGCGTCGACGCGTGGGGACGATGTTCTATCGTCGTTCAGCTTGGACGACCTGGGAAATTGCAAACAAGCCGTTGTTTCACCCATGCGCACGGTTCTGATCGAAGGCGCCGCGTCCGGCAATGCTCTTGCAAACCGCATTGCGCAATTATCCAAACAGCAGTTTGACGCCGCACATCCCATGGAGAAAGAACAACTTGAGCATCGCATCGCTCGTTTAACGGGAGGCGTCGCGGTATTGCGCGTGGGCGGGTATTCCGAGCCGGCCATGCTGGAAAAGAAGGCTCTGGCGGAAGATGCGATTCATGCCTGCCGTGGCGCGTTGCAGGAGGGAGTAGTAGCAGGTGGAGGGGTGGCGCTGTTGAGAGCGGCAAAAGATTGCGATGGAGAACTGTGGGGAAGGACGGATATAACCGACGTTAGCTATTACACATTGGGACAGGCGTTACTGCTAAATGGCATCCAGGAGCCCGCCAAGCAAATCATGCGAAACGCCGGGAAGAACGAGGAAACCATCGCCTCGGTGATCTTAGCTGCAATAAACCAGCCCAATCGGACACACGGCTACAATTCCGCAACTGGTGAATTTGGCGACCTGATGAGAATGGGCATCGTCGACCCCTGCAAAGTCGTCACAACCGCACTACGAAAAGCCGCATCCGTGGCAGCTCTTACCCTGACAACCGAGGTTCTGATCACGGAGATTCCGCAGCCCAAGAATCAGGCGCCTATGCCTCAGCCGATGTACTGATTCAAGATATCCACAGAACTTCATGCTTGACATCTAGATTGAATCCTGTACCCTAATGGCGTAAATCCAGCCACGCAGGTTGTATCTGCTTTGCCCGCTACACCATAGGTAGTGCCTTGGGGTGCCGACAAGAGAAACGGCGCACACCCTGTGCAAAAGCACCCTTCAGAGTCCCTTTGCCTAAAACTGACCTAGTACCCTGCTATTACGCTGGTTCCGACCGGACCGGAGAGCCCGACTTCTGCGAAACCCGAGATAAACTCTGGGGCTATCGCGATGAAGGTGCGGGCAACTTCGTAGACCATGGAACCGTCTTCCAGATGAGCCGCCCGAAGGAGCAGGAGCGCGGCGCGAGCAGCAAGACGGCGGTAGTCGCCTTCAGTAAGGTTCAGAACAAGATGCAGCATCCAAGTCGAATCAATTATCCGGTGCCGGCGTGTGGCGACCATCGGTTGCGTTGGCTCATGCGCTTCATGATCACGCGGAGGACGGCTGAACTTGTTTAAGTTTCTTGCTGCGCGAAGAACTGGGTCCGTGGGGCAATCCAGCGCACGGGACAACGATGTCTCCAGCCATCACGGCTGCTTACCTAGCTCCGACCCCGCGGAGTCAGAAGGCAGCGCAGCCGGGAGCCCCACACACGGCATGTTTTTCTACGCGATGGTGGTTTGCGCCTGCTTGGTATTGGCAGCGATTATTTTCATCGGCTGGCTGTCCTTCACCGATGTAACTCCATGAGAGCGCCCCGCTATCGCAAAGCCCGACGCGACAATCTACGAGCGCAGGGGATCACTGCCTGCAACCTGGCGCGGGTCGTATGTTTTCAGGTAGGAAACACCGCCGTTCTGCCAAAGTGGCTGGATAAATACATCGTCCACGGTTTGAAACCTCTTCCTGGGCAGTTCTGGATTACACCCAATGGCGTGTTTCATTTGAGCGTTTGGCTGAAGGCGATTTATGTGCCATTCAGCTTCACTAAGACTGTGTTGAAGCGCTGTGAAAGTTGCAATCGTCCGACGATCGCCAATGAAGCCTACGCCCTGCAGGCCAAGTACGAAACCGCCAAAGATCGGTCGACGGTCGAGTGCGGACCAAGCTGCAGGCGGGATCGAGACACGGGGATATGGGAGCGCTTGGGTCGTGTAGCCGCATGAACCAACAAGCCGTAGCTTACCCTCCTATCGCTCAGTCGTCCCGTACGCGTGAGTCTTACCGCATCGCCAGGCGCGTTGTGTTTGACGTAAAAGGGCACAGCATGGATGGAACATGTGAACGCGACCGATGGGTTGAATTGATCGCTAAAGCGATACGCGACGGATGGGATGGTGTCTGTCCGTACCCATCGCCCAACTTGAAGCTACGCCCGTGGACACCAGCCGAGCTGGCAGATAACGCCGCATGAAACTATTCGCTAAGTCTTTTGCTCTTATTCTCCTGCTTGTAGGTCTATCCTTCGGGCAAACGCCCAACCCCTACGTCAACCTGACAGGAACGCTCCAAGGGCCGAACGGCCAGCCGATTGTGAACGGCATCATCAACATGACGCCGACCCAGCAGTTCTTTGTTGGGGGATTAGGATCTTCCACCTGCTCGGGCTACATCTTTCAAGTCACAGGGTTTCCTTTCAACTGCGGTGATATTGTTGACTTCAACAACGTCACGCCAGGTCCGCCGGCCAATGGGCTGAATATCGCATGGCAGTCTCAAACGATCAATGGCGTTGATCTGGTGAGCGCGGCGCTGGTAGGGAATGGGAACGCCGCTACCTGTCTCAGTGGAATTGGCACATGGGTCTCCTGCGGTGGTGGCGGCGGCGGCGGAACAGTCACGCAGATCAATGCAGGAAATGGTCTCACCGGTGGCCCGATCACCGGCGTTGGAACATTAAGTTTATTTCAGTGTCCTACGGCTCAGATTCTTCTGAGCACAGGCACGGGATACGTTTGCGCTGCGGCGGGCACGGGCAATGTCAACACGGCGCCAGCGGCCGCCCAACCGATCGTGCAACCGCTCGGCACGGCATTCACGGCGAACATCGACAACAACATTCGCTATGTGACATCGAGCTTCAATTGGTCCTACGTCGATTCCGGCGGAAGTTTAGGGAATGCGACCGTCCCCGGAGCAATTACTTTCACGTTGCCCTGCACGACGAGCAAGCCTTGCCCTCTCGGCATAGATACTGCATCGGCTTCGCATAACTACGTTTACGCGCTGTATATCTCAGGAACTGGCACCGCCGAGGCTGCGACAGTCACGGGCGGAACCTGCACGCCTGGCGCAACCGCATCGTGTACGCTTCTCGTCACCACTCTGAATGCTCATCCCAATGGATACACAATTGGCTCAGCCTCGCAGGGTATTCAAGAAGCCTTCAATGATCCGTGGATTTCCGATACTAGCGCCGCCGGGCAGAGCCAGCCTCCAACCATCAAGCTCTTAGCCAATACCCAATATTTTGTGCGCGCCACCGTCTACACGCGTGGTCGGAATAACACTCTCGACGGATCAGGATCATCCATGATCTGCTCGACGCGCTCGAAGTGCATCAAGATCGGCTCTTCCACGGCGCAAAATGGCGGCCACATCTTCAACCTGCAAGGGTTGACGACGCTGGCGAATGCCGGGGTACAGGCGTCAAGTCTGAGCGCCACTTCCGGGACATACACGATTACCACGGTCCAGAATCATTCGTTCGTGGCAGGGGATTTTGTCGATTGCGAGAATCACTACACCACCACGGAGTCTCATTGGGTGGCACAGGTGATTTCAACAGGCCTGACAGCGACGCAGTTCGAAGTAACGTTTGGCTCTTCCACGATTGCCGCGGGCACAGGTTGGGGCTGGTGCAACCTGGAGAATGCCTTCATTGAAGATGGCTCATCGAACGCAGTGGTCGAAGATGTCATCATCGACCAGCTTGGCGGCCTTGCTACAGGGACGTTCACCTATCCAATTGTGGACGACAACGACCAGACGTTTAACATCAACCGTGTGCGCAGCGGCGGGTCCGGGATTGTAAGTAGTAGCGCCAACTGGCCGATTGGGGCGATGTTCTACTCCCGCACCGATCAGGGAAATTCCGGCATCATGTTCATCAGCCACTCCGATGCCACAAATAACAACTTCTTCACCGGAGCCTCTAACGGAGTCATCATCAAGGATTCCGTCTGCCAGGGAGAGCCTGTCTTTTGCGTGCGTTACTTCGGAGCGCTTCAACCCGCCGTCATCGACTCGATGTATCAGGACTCAGGCGGGACGAACCCACTTTATAACCAAGTCGTGCAAATGGGATTGCTGACTTCCGGTTCGCGGGGCACGACCATTCATGGAAACCTTCCTCTGACTGCCGCGGCTCCTGTCTTTGTTTCTGGCGGATCGACCACGAATCAGCGCAATTACTTCGTGGCACCTCGAAGTTCGGTGTTTGGCTACTTCATGCCGCTGTTCATCGGCACCGCCCTACCAACTTCCGGCTCAGTCAGTATCCCTCTGACGTGGCCTTCGATTGAGATGCAGGATGGATTTAGCCATGACTCCATCGGGACTCTAACGTGGGACATTCTTGTCACCATCGGGCAGGCGTCATTTGGAACGCCGAGCGCACCCTATGGGACTGGAACTTACGCCATTGCCACGAATCAAGGCAGTCTGTGCTCGCAGGGCATGTGTACGTTCACCGATACACAGCCTTCCCTGTCGTCTTATACGGTTGGATCATCGGCGTGGTATCCGCAGTTCTGGTTCTGGCCCGCTGTCGTAGTGAATAACAACACTGAGAACCTTGGCCCGACTTTCATGGATGCGGCCAATCAGGGCGGCGCTTACATCTCCGCTTCAGGAACGGCTTCTGGTGGCGGTGGGCCGGCAGTCGTGGCGCAGCAATGCTTTAATACAGGCAGTCCCTCGGCCTACACGAATGCTTTTGTCTGGTGTCCGACGGGCACGGGATCGAACTCAGCTCTGAATTTCTTTCAGGTAGCCACACAGACGGCGAACTCGAAGGGCTTGGAGAACTACGGAGTCGCCATCACGGCCCCGAACGATCTACTTACGTTAGAAGACTCGAACCCGGCAAAAACCAAAGCTACGGCTGGCGGGCGGCCTCTCGCTGATGCGAATGACATGGCGATTGGCAAAGATCAGTCGGGTGGGATGAGCGAGAGAGCAGCCACTTCGATCAGCGATTACATCGGAACACTGAACAACGGTACCTCGTGGCAGCGTCGTCTGACGGCCACGGCGGAAAACTATGCAACCAACGTCGCCATCGCCGGACCCCGCCCGTGGATTGACGTTACCGGGCCTGGATACGCAGCGGACCCGACAGGTGCAGCGGATTCTACTACAGCTCTAAATGCCGCGTTCGCAGCCTGCAACGGCGGTACGGTTTTCCTTCCTCCAAACACCGGAAGCGGATTCTACAAGCACACTGGCCAACTGACGATCAGCAGCGCCGGATGCACCGTTAAATCTTTTCAGCAGGGCGCGATCATCAAGAAAGGCTACAACTCAACCAATGGCGTACCCTCCGGATCCGCTGGCAGTGTGCTCATTACCGCCAGCAATGTCACCATCGACGGCATCACTTATGACGGCAACAACGGGAGCTTCACGGGCGGCTGCTTCTCGTTCGCGGGGAATATCTCGCAGGTAATATTCCAGAACAATTACGTTCACAACTGCGATGGAAACTCTCTTGTCTTCACCGGAACGAGCACGGGTGCACAAGGGCCGACGAACTTCAAGGTACTGAATAACTACATCGTGGAAGGCGAAAATGGATTTGGTTTAACGTTCTCGCAAAATATCAGCGGCTTCGATGTGGAAGGAAACCGTTTCGATTGCTCTCCCAGCACAGCGAATCCCAACCCCGGATCGGCCTGCCTGCAACTGGAATCCCAAGGTCTGACAACCTCCATCTCGCACGGCAAGATCGTCAACAATACGATCATCACCCCGTCGTGCAGCGGGGGAGAATGCTGGGGCACGCAGTTAGGCCAGTTCAATGCCTACGCTTCGACCGACATCGTGTTTGGACAAAATCACACCATCATCTCCGGCCCGTCCGCGAATTGCGGATCGTTTCAGGGGCTGGCCAACTCCCGGCTAGACCTTGGCGTGTGCGAAGAAGCGGGTAACACGGCCAACTATGCCGCGTGGGAGTTCATCATGAACAACGGGATCAACGTCACAGGCGGGGAGCTTGACGATGAGGGACCGGGCAATGCCATTGGCATTATCATTGAGAGCACGTCGAACAGCAACTTTAGCGGTTTAACGGTCGTTGGTTTCGGGGAAAGCCCGACCGGAGGCGTGACGGCCGGATTGGAAATTACCTCTGCCGCTTCGGGAGGTTCGCAGGCTATCGCGTCCTGTACGGAGACGGGAAATATCGCCACGTACACGGTTTCATCCCCGCCATTGAATGCCAATTTCCAGCCGCCCGCAGCGGTGTTTTTGGGTGGATCGTACACACCCGCAGGATTCGGCGGCGGCCCTTACACGATCACCAATACTAATTACAACCGCATCTCAGGCACGTTCTCGGTGATTCTGCCTGTAACCGGATTGGGTACGTCTTGTTCGGGAACCTCGCTCATTGTCCAGGCGGTCACCAGCAATAATAACTTCTCCAACATCGTGCTCAACTTCCCCACAGGGCAGTATGGGGCGCTGGGGTCGGTTCTGTATGGTATCCAGATTCGTTCGAACGTAACCCAGGCCATCGTCTCCAATAATCACTTCAGCGACATCAACATCAACGGCACACCGGGAGCCTCGATCAACGAAGATGCCATCAGCATCCAGTCCCCCGGCACGAATGTGACGACAGACTCGAACACCTTCGACGGCATCAAGATTAACAATGTCAACATAGGACTCAATCTTGTCGCTGGGACAACCAGTTACTTTCGCAACATCGAATTCAACGGAGGAGTAACGACGCCTGTTAGCCTGAGCGCTCCAACATTCGCCGAGACGGATTTCCCTGTTCCATTTGCCGATCTCGTAGCTTGCAGCTCGTCTCTTCAGGACAAGCGAGCGGTTGTGAATAATAGCTCGGTATCGACTTTTGGGGGGACAGCGAACGGCAGCGGATCGACGCAGGTAGCGGTAAGATGCAACGGCACGAATTGGACGGTAGTGGGAAACTAATGCGCATTCTCGTTCGTCTTCTCATCGTCGCGGCTCTCGTTGGTATGGCTCATGCCCAGCTTGTCGTAGCGCCCATGACAGCGACGTGCGCAACCAGTGTCGACGGGTCAGTCGTGGGCCTACCGAATCCCTTGCGCGGGCCGACGCTCTCGGAAGTTTACAGCGGAGGAACGCTACCTGCTGGTAACTACTTTGTGCAAGTGGCATGGTATGACTCCGCCAATCATGTGACCTTGGTCAGTCCAGAAGTCCAAGGGCAGATGACTGCGACTGGGACTTTGAATGTTACTCGACCCTCCGGCATGCCTTCCGCGGCGAGTGGGATGCAGGTATTTATTGGAACTTCATCGGGCGCTGAGACGCTGCAGGGCACGACCAGCGGAAGCGCAGTCTACAGTCAGGTGGCACCACTCAATAGCGGCACCGCCGTGCCAGCTCTGAATACGACGATTTGCAAGATTATCGCCAATGATTCTGGATGGCCGACGGGAACCGGATATGACACGACGCTAGTCGCCACCAATGGGCAGACTTATCCGGGCTATCCAGTGCGCGCGCAATTCCTTGGGCCGGGGAACAATATAAACCTCGGTCAAGGATTCCCGCGGTACAACGGAGTGGTGAATTACCCTGTCCCGATTCTGGCCCAGCCTTACGGGCACGGTCCGCAATCGATTTCCGGCCCACTGAGTCTTGGGTCGGGAGGATCAAACTACAACCTCACCAGCGTCGGAAGAATTGGAATTCTCACCGCAACCCCGGCGTGGGGCGTGGATGCGGAAGGTGCGGGATTAAGTGGAGCGATCAATGCCAATGTTGGTTATCTGTTCAACGGTTCCGCGCCGCTCAATCACTTACTCGTTGGCAATGGTAGTTATTATGTGGATTCGGCAACCATTCCTGGGTCGGCGCTCAACCTGTTCTATCAGACTGTTGCTCTAAATGGGACCGCGCAAACCCAAAGACCTACGCTGAATTTCAGTTCCTACTTCACTGCAACAGATTCCGCGAGTCCAGCCGAGACGACGATCGCGCCAGTCACCACGGGATCTGAAACGAAACTGGTGACGGCCGCATCCGCAGGGACGAGCGGCGACTGTGCGCAATGGGACTCAAGTGGTGGACTCGGAGCGGCTTCAGCACCCTGCCAAACGGGCGTAACCCATGGCGGGAGTGCGACAGGATGTTTGTCGAGCGGCAGCCCCTGCAGCACGACCATTACATGGAACGGCGGTGGTTTTACCAGCAGCACATATTCTGCGGTGTGCTGGGGATCGGGACTAAACTCGGGCGGCTCCCAGGCGGCCTTTGTATATGAAACGTCACAGACCGCTACGCAAATTGTAGTCACAACTTCCAACGTCGGCACAACAAACCCCGGCGGCTTCGCAACGATTATCTGCATTGGAACTTCGAATTAAGGGAGGGCTGACGATGCCTCATAAATATGGAGATGTCGTTACACTCGTACAAGCATCTGCCGATGGGACAGTCTCACGGACAAACGCGCTCGTGCTGGTCGCAAGTGTCCAGCCGGCAGACCTCAACCCACATCCACGCAATGAACAAGGCGTGTCATTGAACATAGTCTTACTGAAAGACGGCCAGGGCAAGCCTCTGGCTGGCGGAGAGTATCTCGATGTCCTGTATCTAACTCCATTACCGGGACGCGGGGTGCACGCCACGGCCATCGATCAACTCGTACGGCGCGCGCAGTTGGTGCCGGAGTGGAAAGAAGGCGCGCGGATCGGATGGGAAATTGCGCCGACACGCGAACACATCCAGGCATTGCGTCTCGAAGTAAAGAACCTGAAAGCTAAAGCCGACAAGGCGAAATAAAGATCGGAGCATCGCCCGTGGCATCCATGATTCGCCCGTCCCATCATGTCCCCAGACTCGCAATCGCTTACAAGAATTTCGCGGCGAACAAAGGCCTCAGCCATATTGGCTTGGGTGTTTCTGCGATGCAGAACGCGAAAGCTTTGCGCGCCGCCGAATACATCGCGGAAGTGTGGCCGATCATCGGCTTTGAAGATCTCGCCAGTAAACTCCAGCAGGACCGCGCTACAGCGATCAACGCTCATCACAACCCGGTCACCCATGTTGTCATCTCGGCGCCATGGATTCCTACGCAAAGCATCGCGCAGTTGGTCCATAGTTATCCCGACATTGAATTCGCCGTCGTATCTCACTCGAATATCGGATTCCTACAAGCAGATCCTCGAGCGATTGATCTATTGCGCAGTGGCGCGGAACTCGCGCATGCTTGCCCCAACTTTCACATCGGAGGAAACTCGGACAAGTTCTGCACATGGTGGCGGGCGGCCTATGGCAGTGAAATCCTGCTACTTCCGAATATGTACCCCTTCGCATCCATCCGCCACAAACCTCTTTGGAGTGGAGGATTGCTGCGCATCGGATGCTTCTGCGCGATTCGCGCCTACAAGAATGTACTCACGGCGGCGGCCGCTGCGCTCGAGACCGGAGTACGATTGCGCGCTTCCGAACTGGAGTTTTACATCTCCGGAGGACGCTCAGAAGGCGGGGCGGGCATTCGGCAGGCAATTACGGAGATGTACAAAGGGCTGCTGCGCTCCAGGGTTATCGACAATAACTGGCAATCGTGGCCGCAGTTTGTCACCACAGTCGGGGAAATGGATTTGTTGCTGCAGCCGTCCTACACGGAAGGATTCAATATGGTTACCGCGGACGGCATCTCGAAAGGCGTGCCATCCGTCGTTGGGGAAGCGATTGGATGGGTGCCGTCGAATTGGGTGGCGTCGACCGACGCAGCGTGCGACATCGCGAACCGCGCCATTGCCCTATTGCACGATCCGGGCGCGATCAATGAAGGCGTAACCGCCTTGATTCGGCATAACACGAACGCTCTTTCCGAGTGGAAGAGTTTTTTAACGCTGTACCCGTAGCGGAGGAATTCTGTGATTGACCAGGTGTTGAATGATCGCCTAACCGCACTATCCGGGAAACTGGATCGCGTTCTGACGCGCGAAGCGACCCTATACCAAAAAGACAATGACGTTCTTGCGCGCATCGCGCGCATCGAACAGGCTTTACAACTCGCGCATCCAGCGGCATTCCCGCGCAAGCTTGGACGAAAGACGAAGCGCGTCGATGAGCGCACGCTTAAGCTTTCCAAGTACCTGTCAACCACTTTACCGCCAGTACCTGTCGCCTGCGATTGGACATCCGGCATTACCAGTTGGGGGATGATGGAGAACGATACCCTGGGCGATTGCACGATCGCAGCCGCCGGCCATCTCGTGATGGCGTGGACTGCAGCCGTAAGTTCAGGGGAAACGGTGCGGCAATTACCCGATTCCGTGATTCAGGATTATTACTCTGCCTGGTGTGGTTACGTGCCCGGGGATTCTTCGACCGACAATGGCGGTGTGGAGATTGACATCCTGAATAACTGGCGCAAGTACGGTTTCGGATTACGCGCGAACCGGCAAGGGCAGGACCGGTTGGCAGCTTATGTCAGCGTCAACCCGGGGAATCTGGACGAAGTCAAGCAAGCTATCGCCCTGTTTGGGGGGCTCTATATCGGCCTTCAATTGCCAACTACGGCGCAGGGTCAACTGGTGTGGGATGTGGTAGGAGACGGCAGCGGGGATTCCGCGCCCGGCAGTTGGGGCGGCCATGCGGTCCCGATCACCAAGTATTCACAGACACGGTTGACGTGTGTGACGTGGGGCGCATTGCTGGATATGACCAACGAGTTCTGGGCGAAGTACGTGGACGAGTGCTACGCCCTGCTCTCTTTTGACTTCCTGAACAAGAACGAAATCAGTCCAGGCGGAATTGATTTTGATACGCTTCGCAACGATCTGCAGCAAGTCACCGCTTAACTCAAGCATTGTCCTTCAAGGAGACAACCATCATGAACCGTATCGTAAAAGCGGCCTTGGCCGCAATCGCGCTTCTCTGCTCTCTGGCTTTCGCGCAGGGGCCATCGTCTTATCCACCGACGTGGGTCTATGCCCGCGCCTACAACGGCTGGAATCTTGTGGGTCAAACGGCCAGCACCTATACGTTCAATGGTGGTGTCTGTAACTACTCACCATACAACAACGGCAATACGCCTTCGTTCTTCGACTTCTCCGGCTTCCAGGGATCGACGCAGGTCTACAACCCGGTTCTGATCACCGATACCAACCCTGCGCTGAGTGAAATTGTCACGCCGACCTCGACCACGCAAACTTCTGCCTCGTGCGGTTTTGCGGCGACGACAGTGAACTCGCACACCAGTTTCACCTTGAGTTCCGGCACCATTGGACTGCAGGAAGCCATTACCAATCAGTTGCAGTCGACGCCAGCCTTCGTGGTAGTTCTCGACAAATACTGGTATCAACTCGTGGCGGCCCTCCCCGGCTATCCCAACACGGTCAATGCTCAAACAATCATCGCGGCAGCGACCGGCACAGCCAACGTCTATATCGTGGACACGACAACCGCGCCGTGGACGTTTTACTCATGGAACGGCTCGAAGTATGTTGCAGACTCTTCCACCGGTGGAATTCCCTTCACCAGTTTGACGGTGCTGGCGGCTCCGGTGGCTCCCACGACCGTCGCGGCCACTTGCGCAACCAACGGCGGCGGTTGTATCACCACAGCGACCACGGGCGGGACCATCCCAGCCTCGGGTGCTTATACCGTCGGCCAAACCTACGTCACAGCCCTGGGCGGTGAGACGGTGATGTCGACCGACACAGCTTCAGGCGCTACGGTGACCGTTGGTTCGACGGCGACAAATACCATCACCGTAACCTCTCCGGCAGCGGAAACGGGTGCTGTAGGATGGCGTTTGTATCTGACGGCGGCTTCAGGAGCGACTGGCACGGAAATCCTCTACGCTTCGTCCTGTGTTGCTCCGTCGTCCACGTCGTCTGGTTATTCCAGCGGCCAGATCGTACTGAACGGTGTCTGTGCCATCGGAGCCAACGCCACGATTACGGCTATCGTGACGGGCACGGCTGCGGCTCCGGTGTTGCCATCTGTTGGTGGAACCTATTCAGCCCCCAACACGGCGTTCCCTGTGGCGTCAGGATCAACTTCTCCGCTGCAGAACATCGTGAGCTATCCTCCGTTCACCAACGTAGCAACCATTGCTGCGGCTGCGACCGGAAACCTGGGATATGTCAACTTCCCCACCGGATTCCTGAATAGCCTAGGGCGGCATATTAAAGTCCACGGCACGGGATTTGGGACGACCAACGCTACCACCGGGACTCTGACTCTTGCGACGCTGTTGTATAGCGTTCCGGGAGTAACTTCCATCACACCGTTCACCGCAGTCAGCGGAACGACCTCGGCGTCGGCCGTCGTAAACTTCACCTTTGACATCGACTACACCACGACAGTTGTGGGAACGTCGGGCAAACTCGAAGCGCACGGAACCGTATGTTACAACCTGGCTGGCACCGCTGTTTGCACGCCAGCACAGGATTTGATCACTGCTGCTTCTTCCGCGATCGATCTCACCAAGCAGGATCAGCTTGCGATCACACTGAAGCCAACGACGACCGCCATCACCACCGGCGGCGCGCAGTTGCGTCAATTGACCGTGCAGGTGCTGCAGTAGCGTGCTTTCTCCTTTGAGGGTTGCAACCATGAAGCGCTTATTGCTTTCACTCTTTTGTCTCTGCCTGCCCGCTCTGGCCCAGCGGGCAGGTCCATTTTCTCTCAACGCGGTTGGAACTTCGGGAGTCTCGTCATGTGCGACGATCTCCGTAAACTTCCAATCCAATTCCACGGTTTACATTGATGTCAGCGGGACATTTTCCGCCACACTTCAGCCGGCGATCGTGCGGGCCGCGCCCGGTACCGCGCGTAACGTGCAAGTCACGCCAGTCAACTCAACCACCCAACAGTCGACCATTACCACGGGTGGCGGGTATTGGGCGACGGTCACAGGCGCGGATACCTTTCAAGCCTGTGTCAGTTCTTATGCCAGCGGGACCGCCGTTGTTTACCTGACAGTTTCAAATGGCAGTGCGCGCTCGCCGGGAACAGGTGGTAGTGGTGGCGGGGTGACCAGCGTGGCGCAGACTGTGCCCTCATGGCTCACGGTGACAGGCTCGCCGGTAACTACGAGTGGGACGCTGGCAATTGCTCCTACGACGGCGCAAACATCGCATCAGGTTATTGGGACATGCGGCACAGCGACTACCTTCGCTCCTTGCGCGCTTGTGGCGGGAGATATGCCAACCGCCATTCCCATCGCTAACATAGGCAGCGCTGGGCTGAGCGGCTCCACGGGCATCTCAATTGCCTCGACGGGAGCCATCAGCCAAGCGCTGACCTTCGATAGCACTAGTACGGGCCTGACGACCCCAGCAGGCAACGCTTCATGGACCTTCCCCACCACTAACTCTTTAACCATTGGACAGGGGACGCCGGTAGCTTCGACGCCGAATGTAACCATCAGCGGAGCGCCGTTTACCACCGGCAATGCCACGACCAACTTTCCAATGTTTTATCTGAACTGCAGTGGTTCCTCTGGCCCAACCACTTTAGGGACTTCGGGAACGATTTTTGGTATCAATACCTGTTCGGGATTTGCCGGGAACTTTATCGATTACCACATCAACGGCGGGCCAACAAAATTTCTCGTGGGCAACAGCGGCAACATCAACATGGCCGCCAGAATCACCAACTACAACGGCTTGGTTGGCGTAGGGGAGAGTTTTTGCTTAATCGTGGGATCGACTTCGCAGAAGGCGGAAACCGGCGCGGATACATCTTTGCTGACGATTACTCCACCCGCCACAGCCGGAGGCTATAAGGCTCACATCGTAATGTCGGTTTCAGCCGCCAGCGCGGCGGTTCTGGGATGGACGGCGACTTATACCGATTCCAACGGCAACGCGCAGACGCCAACCAATCTCGCATTGCTGCAAAATGGCACCGCAGTTCCAGCATTGACCTTCACGGTTGCCTCGGGAACGTCGAATCTGTATGGCGACTTTTATTTCGACATCAACAACGCCGCAGCGGCAATCACTATCAAGACTACGTTTACGGGAACATCGGTGGCCTATAAGGCTTCAGCGACGATCTGTGAGCAGCAGTAAATTTCGAAACGGAGGGCAATAGCATGAATCCAACATTCAAAGCATGGGCCATCGCGGCCATGAACGCACTTCTCAGTGGCGCATTTGCCGCCATGGGTTCGCTAGCTGCGGGGCTTACGGTAAAGCAGGCAGTGATCGTAGTCGGGTTTGCCGCGGTGGGCTCGTTCGGAAAATGGTACGCGCAGCACCCTATTCCCGGCGGCGAGCAGTAAGCGTATTATTGTAGCGCCACTTTGTACTCTAGAGAGGCGAGGCACTGTGAATGACAACCCTTTGCTTGCTATGTTTCTCGACGCCGATTTGGGAAAGTGGGAGTTTAGAACATACGGTATTCTCCTGGTTGCTGCGCCTGTGCTTTTTAAGCTTGTTGCTGATCGCGTGCTCAACCGTCTTATCCGCTATTGGGATAATTTCCAAAGGACACGACGGGCTGACCACCTCCGGCTCTGGCAGCACGACGCAGAACTGGTGGAGAAAGTTCGCGGTGGTAAACCTTTTCCTAACCTGGCGGCAGAAGAGAGAGACGCGGAGAATTGAAGCCTTGCGCGAATACCGTTCGCATCTGGAAAAGTTTATTCCTCCGCGCGGCATGGCGCGCTTCTGGAGCACGATCTTTTCCGTCGTTATCGCCATGTGGGCTGCGACCGGAATATGGGCAGTGCAGGACCATAAGCGCGTACAGCAGCAGGAGCAGCAGATTCAGGAATTGCAGGCGGAAATTGCTCACTACCGCGCAGGCGAAGTCACGGAATATAATCTTACGGTTCTGGGGCGCGACTCCGACGGGGATTATGACTTCATCAGCGATCAGGAGCCGCACGGCGGATCGTTTCGTCCCTGTCGAGCGGACATTCAAAACGGTGTCAATGTCTACGCTATTCTTGATGCTGCAATCCACTACGGACGCAAGATTCCTCGCGTGGTTTGGGAGGAGCGCGGGGACTGCAAGAGCATCCTACGCGACGGCTTAGGTTTTTGGTTCAAAGACAAAAGCAATTTCCATCTCACAGGGGGCGACTGATGGCGAACGGAAACACACCACCGAACAAGTGGTCTGAAGCCTTTTCAACGCAGGGCATGACTAAACCTTCAGACTTCTCCGATGCGATCAACGCGCTGGCGGCGAAGGGATTCACCGGGCCAGTGGCAATTAGTCCGGCACCCAGGAGCGCGCCGGACTACGGTCTGGGCAACTGGGTATCGGTTGGCGGTTACGACGACGATCCACACGAATCCTAACAATGTGTTCCTTGCTGAGGATGGCTTCCCATTTGAAAAAGTTCCTGGGTACGCGATTCTTGTCGCTGCTACCTGCTGGGGCGTGGCGCAAGTGGTCAAAGTACTCAGGAACGGGAAGTCAGACCCGGATCCCAAGCGCCCTTCAGCGGGTGAACTCGATCCGGCCGAATGGGAAAAAAGAATTGCCGACATCTTCGACCGGCGATTATCGCGGCGCAATCTGGAAATTGCAGAAGTCTTTCGTGCTCTGATTAACGAAGAGCATAGCAGTCATGTGGATGAAATCCGCAGGGCTGTGCGCGAAGTTCTGAAAGAAAAAAAATCTGTGATCTCACGTCAGTCTATTCGTTGTCCGCATTGCAAATTGATGCAGTTCAAGCGCAAGAGCGAGATTTGCGTGCGCTGTAAGCAGAGTTACGCGCCGCGGATCGAACCTGTTGCTCCTGTGGTTGCGATTGATCGAGTGACTCGCTTTACGCCTCACCAGTTGCATTCGTTTGAGTTCTGGATTGGCGTGGTGATGTGCTGGTTGCGTGTTCGCCGTGGACTCGGGGCGCTGGACTTAACGGAGCGAGCGGGGCTCAGTAGGCAATATGTCTGCAAGGTGGAAATGGGTAGGGCCGTCCCGAGCATCACGCCACACAGGGGAAAGATGAAGTGGAGCTTTGATCGTTACTGCGAAGCCCTAAACACCACGCCTCTGCATGTACTTCGCATGACCGAATTTCTGGTGACCGGGCAATGAGCTGGAAGTACTCGCAGTCCTCTGGAGCGATCTCGAAGGACGGCATCACGGTAGGCTCCGGTTACTCCGGCTATCAGGAGGGACTGGATAACCCGCAAATGGAGCAGACGGTTGGGATAGGGCCAATTCCGCAAGGCTTGTGGACGATCTCCGGGCCGCCCTTCGACAACCCCGAGCATGGGTCCTATTGTTTGCGGCTCTCTCCGCAGGCAGGAACTTTCACCTTTGGCCGCGATGGATTTCTGATTCACGGGGATGAAGTAGAGCATGCGGGCGAGCACTTAGCTTCCCGTGGCTGCATTGTGACGGATCGCGTAACCCGCACGCGGATTTATCAAAGCGGAGACACTACTTTGGAGGTAACACCATGAAGACTCTCTTGTTGGCCGTTTGCATCGTCCTGATGACCGCAGTTTGCTTTTGCCAGACAACACCCACTACGCCGCCGAGCGCATTTCAGGACACCACGATCAGCTTCAATTTGACGCCCATCACTCTTCCGCGGACAGGCACGACTTTGGCCGGCGCTGAGACGGATGCCTTGATTGCCTTCACGCCCAATAACGCCATCGGCGAGACGACTTTGATCAGCGCGGAGCCGTTCATCGGCGCCCGCTATGAGCGAACCTTTCCATCAATCGCGAAGTGGCTGCAAAATCACACCTCGCTGACTGGCGGTAACTTCGAAGCGGGAATTACGATCAGCGGCGGAGTAGTCAAGGCCAACAAGGAGTATTGGGGGGAGCGCGCCGGAATCTTCCTCAAGTACGCTCCCAATGGGGCGACCAACTTCAATATCGGCGTCGATGCGGAATGGAACAACCTTCCGGGCATCGCGCACAATATCCCGAGCATTGCTGTCGGCCCGAATTTCCGTTTCTAGTTTATGGCTTGCGCGACTCTTCAACCCCGCTGCTTGGTCTGTGGGCACTACGGCCACAGACCGGGCAAACGTTGTCCCTTGAACAACCTCGTCGACACCCGCAAGGTCGTATCGGCGAAAGAATTATTTCCGCACAATCCCGATCTGGCGGCCATGCTAGATCGGATGAGAAAGTCATGGACGCCACAGTTCGCATAGAAAACCGTCGAAGCCCGAGAGACTTCGACGGTGGTTGTTTGTGGTTACGCAGCGATGCGAGATGCTTCCACGGGAGCGACAATATGCGCAAGGCATTGGCTATGGACGTAGCCCTTGCCTTTCGGGTTGTCTTGATGGAAGCGCGCACTGTAGCCAATCGTCTTCTGGCAAAAGCGACAGTGCGACACAGCGATGGCGTGCCGTTGGCGGCAGGCATCGTGCTCGCAGTTGTTCAGGCAGAGGATAAATTCGCTGCCCGTTTCTGACGTGACGTTCAGAGTTGCCAACATGCGCGAGATGCTACCAGTGGCGCACATGGGAAATCTGTTCAATTTTGCTCACCATTCAATTGCTATTGAAACCGCACGCTGTAAGACGAAAGCTTGTGTATGGCCTCCGGTCGAAGGAATGGGATTATGCGCTCACTGCCTGAAGGATTTGACGTTGGAAGTTTCTCCCATCCCCGCGATTGACCTGCTGGAAATCATTCCCAGAGCGGGGAAGATCGATCGAGGGTACGTACGAGCGTAGATATGCTGCTATCTGGCCTAAGCCGAAGGGCATTCTTCTCGAAACTGCTAATCGGTATTCCGGTTCTGGCGATGGGCCAGAAGGCCGTCATGAGCGGGAATCGAGCGGTGATTTGTGACAGTGAATCGGTGCTCTGTCCCAATGGTCATAAAACCTGCCGCATCATCGACGCGCCCTTGGTGGTGGGAAATGACAATCGAGAATATCCGGATCAGGCGCAACTGTTTGGCTTTCATGTGCTGAGATGCAGTGAGTGCCACGTCTTGTTTACCCGTGAGTAGAGAGGGCTTATGACTCAGGTCAATCCAAAGGTATCGAACATTGCTCTGAACGCCAAAGGTGGGGCGCTGACCAACATCACCCTAACCATCATGGCGTCCAAGGTCGAAGTCATCGAAGACCCCAACTTCAACGGCGGAGTGCAGCAAGGGCTGACCGGCTTCTACATTGACACACAACCCCCACAGTCCACTCTGATTCCAAGCCCGGCACAACAGCAAACCTGGCTACCAGCCAACAACGGGCAAACCGGACACGCCTATGAGCCCATCATCTTCGGCGGAACCGACGGGCGCGTGCATGGCGGAGAAGGCAATTACGTCGGCGCACAGGGAACCGTCATCCTGCAGTTGACGACGAATTCCGAAAACCCTGGCGGCGTGCTTTTGGTCGAGTGGCCTTAGAGTTATGAGATTCCCCTTTGTATCTCGCGGCCGTTACGACGAACTGAAGCAGCGCCTGGATGCCAGCGAAGCCGAGCGCGCGAAACTCCTCGAAGCCCTTCTATTGAAACCGGAAGAGAAGCGAGAAGAGAAGAAAGAAACTTCGCGAGAATCCACCGCGGATTACTCTGACGCGGACCCGTTCAGCCGCGCCGAACGGCGATTTTATAACGCGGTGAAAAGGGGCCCAATCCCCGATAAGTTCAAGGTTCGACTCCACGGATGAGCGCTCCAAGCGTAATGCCAAATCTCGGGGCAGAAGATCCCGCCAAAAGTGTGACTGCCACCAACCCGGATAATCCCTCGCAATATGGGCCGGAGGAACAGTCTCCCTTCTCCATGAGCGGCGTGTCGGAGGCTGACGCCAAAAGACTCGTCGACATCATTACCGACTACCGCAATAGCTGGGCCCAGGATCGGTTGGAACGCATTCAGCAGTGGACGCAAAACGTATTCTACTGGCGCGGCATTCAAGTCATCGGCTGGGACTCAACCACGAATTGCTGGTATGACGCGTTGGCCTTCTCCCGTAGCCAGGGCGACTCCGGCGAAGATACCGATCTGGAACGCTGGATCAATCCTCTGACGTTAATGTTTTGCAATGTCTTCACCGGGCAGATGGGCCGCGTCATTCCCAAGACCGTTGTCAAACCGCAAAACGCCGATCCGGGATTAAAAGACACGGTGACGGCCAAAGCGGCTCGCGAGGCTCTGGAAATCATCGAGCGAGAGAATCAGATGCGCAAACTGATTCGCTCCATATGGGAGATGCTCTACCTCTTCGGATCGTATTTCCGTCATACACGCGCGGTCATTGACGGCAACATGTTTGGCTACGATGAAGAGGCAGTCTTTGAGGACATGGAGATTGCCACCGGGCCGCATTACAAGTGCCCGAACTGCGGCATGGAATCCCCAGCGACAAGTTCTGAGGGTACAACGTGTCCGAATTGCGGGGCGTTCCTGGGACAAGAAAGCTTCTACGCCGCCGGCGAGGGAAATCGATTAAGCCTGAAGCAATCCGGCACCAAGAAAATTCCGCGCGCCGGAGTGAAATGGACCCTGCACTCTCCGCTGGAAATTGACTGCGACCCCAAAGCAGCGGGCGATAACCCACTAAGTAAGACGCCGATTCTCTGCAAAGATATCGAAATTGACTTCGGCGAAGCCTGCCGGATGTTTCCCAAGTTCCGCGACAGTATCCAGCCGGGCGCGGAAACCAGCACTACACCGAATGCCGCAGTAGAAAAGATCGCCCGCCTGGATACAGTCAGTGCCTTGGGTGGGATTACCGCCGATAATAGTTTAGCGAACCCCACTTACTCTGAAGTGTGGATGACGGTCAACTCTTTCTATCACCCATTGAGTAACTCTAATACAGACTGGGCTTTTGCCGAGAGGATGGAAAAACAATTCCCCGATGGATTAAAGCTTTCCATGGTAGGGGAAATTACCGTAGATATCCGTGAGGCAAGTCTCACCAAGGAATGGAGTCACTCTGCCCTGTACATCAATCAGGGTGTGTATTGCAACGCGTTAGCCAATACCGCCGTCAGTTTTAATGCGCGATTCAACCGCACGATGTGGATTCTCGACGATTGGGCTTCACGCGCGGCTCTGGGGCTGAACCTGGCAGATGCGGCTTGCGTTGACACCGAGAAGATGAGTGGCAAGAGGGTTCCAGCGGGAACCTTAACCCCTGTGCCTATGAAGGTCAACGGGGAACCTCGTCCGATGTCGGAAAAGATCATGCACGCCGATCTCCCGATTAACCCGGCTCTGTGGAATTACCCGATGATGCTGCTGACGTTTGCCGAGTTGATCATGGGCATCCCTCGCCAGTTGGCCGGACAAGGGACACAGGACGATGTCGAGACTTTGGGTGGTCAACAACTTCAATTATCACGGGCGTCGACGACCCTGAAACCGTATTTCGAGAACGTGAAAGATGAGCACGCCTGTGCCAGTTCAAACGCAATCTACTGGCTCAAGAAATTGATGGAAACCGGGGCGGTCAAAAAGATCAGCCAAGTAATCGAAGAGCGCGGCGGAGCCTTCCAGAACAAGGAAGTCGATTGGTCGGAGATGGACGGCAACGTCTCCATCTATCAGGATGAAGATCAAGACTTACCAGTTTCCCCAGAAGAGTTACGCACGGCCGTGCAGATGATCTTCCAGGAAGTCAGCAAGAACAATCCAGCGGCGATTGCCTGGATGGATGTACCGGAGAATCAAAACCTTGCTGTCAGTGCGTTGGTGCCGGGAAGCATTATCCCTGACGAAGCGCAGCAGTTGAAAACCGAGAACGACTTCCAGACCATCGTGGACCAGGGGATGCAGTTGAAACAAGGGCCGAACGGTTCTCTCTCAATGCAGTTACCGGTTCACCCGGAGAAGTACGAGAACTTCCCGATTGCAAAACAAATCTGGCAGCGCTCGATGTTAACGCACTACGAATTGAGAATCGAGCAGGCCGACAAGTGGATCGCCCTCAATGCCTATTGGGAAGCATTGAACGATGCCGATACAGCGGTCGGACAGGATCAAGCCCAGCGGCAAATGAAAGTCACGGCTGCGGGTCAACCTACCAAGCCTGGGCCTGACCCACAGGTACAAGGCGAGATGCAGGAAGTGATGCAAGCAGCTCGCATCGCACTTGCGAAACTCGTCCAGTTCACGAATGTCGATCCTGCCCTGACCGGCGGATTGAAAGATCAAGTGGCATCCGCCAAGGAAGTGGTGGATACGGCGGTAGATGCCGCGAAGTTAATGAATGGAGGAAAGTAATGCCGATAGAAAATGAAGTTACTGCGAAATGGGGAGGTCATATCTATCAAGTTAATCCTCCCATGACTCGCGAGGAAATGGCCGATATGCGTAAGCGCTGCGGCCTTGTTCCTGCAACGTTCCACTATCAAGACCCGACGCCGGACATGCAAACCGATGCCTTGTGGAATGCCATCTGGAACGAAATCAAGACGTGGGACATCAACGTCCCAACGGAGTACCAAGGATATTGCGGGGCGACTGGGAATCACGCTACTGCGATCTACCTGGCAGTCCGTGAGCATATCGAACGCCAAATCACGCAAGTAGCAGAGCAAATCGCACCCCGTTTTGTTGCCAAGGAGAATGAATAGTCATGCCTGAAACCGTAGCGCCTGTCACACCCGCAGCTCCAGCAGCACCCGCACCAGCGGCTCCTGTCAGTGCCGCACCCGTAGCACCAACTCCCGTTACCCCTGCGGCTCCCGCAGCCCCAGCGGTTTACGATGCAAAGTCCTCTGCGACTCCACCGAAGAACACCGACTATCCCGATAACGCCGATGGTCAGGCTTCTTTCATGGAAGCCAATGCAGAGTGGGAACTATCTCATCCCGAAGAAGCGTCCAAACTTCGAAAGCCGGTAGACGCCGAAGCAGCCGCAGAGCCTGTGGCCGAACCCGCTAAGGTCGAGGAGCAAAAGACCGAACCGGAGAAGGTTGTTGCAACTCCCGCAGCGATTGATTCCTGGTTATCCGACACTCCGGAACTCAAAGCAGTATTCGACCAGCACCCAGAGAAACTGTCGCAGATTATGGAGATGGCGCGCAGCGTCGAAGCGGCTAAACCCATTCTGGACATTGTCGGCACCAAGGAAGAAGCGGAATTCGCCGTCGATCACGCGAATCGATTGGTTTCCCTTCAGAGCAATTGGATGCTGGCTGCGGAAGATCCTGAAATGGCGACAGCCGCATGGGATCAGACTGTCGAGATGTTCAAGGAACGGGACGCGGAAGGAAAAGAAGTCCTCGAAAACGGCAAGCCGAAACTGGCCGCCGACTTCAAGCCGTTTGTCACGGCGGCCGCGAACGCTGCGATCGGCCCTCTGGTAGAAGCCGCAAAATCGAGGATGGATGCCCTGAAGGCCAAACTCGCCGGAAGTTATCCGAACGACGAAGCGCGGCAGGTGGATGAAGACGCGCTTGAGCAAGCCGACTACGCGATGAAAGGCTTCCAGTTTGTGTTGGCGGAATTGTCGCATACCGACGACGGCCCACAACTGCCCGTCCTTCCACCGGATGCCACAGAACAGCAAAAGGCATTTCAGAAGCACCTGGAGGAAGAGCAGAAGAAAGTCGACGCCAACAAGGGCAAGCAGTCCACGGCAGAGCGCAAAGCCGCGCAAGCGAAGCTCGACCGGGAAGTCGATGGAGAATGGTCAAACTCGATTCGCAACTATATCGAGACCAACATTCAGGCCATGGAAGACCGTGGGGAATACATTCCACGGATTGTGATTGAAGATAAGTGGATCAATCCCAATACGGGGCAAGCCGGGAAGAACACCGCCTTTGGCATGAAACTGTACTTACAGTTGAATGACAAAATCTATGGCAACCCGGTCCATCGCGCAAAACTCGCCAACTTGCAGGCCCAGAGAGCGAACGGCAAGGCGGCGCGCATCGCAGAATTGACTCGCCTGCAAAGTCTTTACCTTCCGGCACTGTTCAATGCGGAAGTGAAGCGGATTCAGGATAGTGTGCGCGGGAGTGGCAAAAAGAAACCAGCGCCGACGACAGCTCGGGTTGAGCCGACCACGTCTGCTACAGTAGTTCCATCGGCAATGGATGACAAGCAAGTCCGTGCCTGGGCGGAAGGGGAAGCCAAGAAAGACCCGAGCTTCGCTTCCATGTCCGTATCCCAGCGCGAAGAGACGATTTTAGACTTCATGCTCCGCAGGCAATTCAAAGGGTAACTCCTCGTCCGCGCCCTTCGTTGGCGCGCAACCGTAAAGCAGGGCCAATCTAACCATTTATTGCGGAGAGGAGCTAACCCATGCCCGCACCCAATTTCACGACTGCGCAGAGTCAACTACCCATTATGTTGCAGGTGGTTGATAGCGCAGTGGCAAAATCCCAGAATCTTGATAAAGGGATCGATAAGCGCTTTCAGGCGGCTTCGACCAAAGATATGGGCAAAGAGAAATATCGTCACCCGATTCAGTTCGATGAAGGTGGTCAGCCTGGTTCCTACGATCCTGATGGCGGACCTTACTTCACCGGTACGGGACCGGAATACAACCAGTTCCTTGTGGTCCCCATTCCTATCCTGATGTCGTTCGGCGCCACGGAACTATTGGAGCGCATCGAAAAGTCGGATGGCCTGGAGATCATCAAACCGATCAGTCGCATGGTCGCTGGAGCCAAAGGGAAGATGGCGCACGTCCGCTGCGCACTCGCTCAAGGCTATAACCAGTTCCTGTTGGCAACAGTAGACACCAGCTACGTTGGCGGAAACACCGTTCAACTCGCCAATTCGCCGTTTGGAAATCGGCTGCTGGACATCAACAATCAGGTGTTGGCAACCGACGCCAGCGGAAACTACAACGCGATCGGCACCCCGACGATCCTGGAAAAGTCGAACTCCACTGGCGCGCAGGTCGATACGGTGACCCTGGATGTCGTCCCCGCAGGATTGGTGGCGGGTTCGTCGTTCCTGTTGAACAACGCTACCTCTGGCGCCCCTCTGGGTCCGCAGGGCATGCAGTACCTCATTTCCACGGCCAACACCCTGGATCTGGACGGTATCTCGCGTTCTCTTTCCCAGATGCAGGCGGCAGGCGTGAATGCGAATAACGCGACTCTGACCCTGGGAGTCATTACCGCCCTGAATATGCGGCAAAAACAGAATGCGGGCCCGGATGAGGATTCCGGCTCACGCTTCTATTACACGCACATCATCCAGCAGGCAACCGCGCAGCAGCTTGGCTTTTCCAAGACCATGCTGATTTCGAGCGACGGCAATCAGAAGAACTTCGATATCGCGCCGGATCGCGATGCGAAATGGTACATCGGCAAGCAGGAAGTCGAGATGGATACCATGGCTGCGATCAACACCCTGTATGACGTGTGCGGCATGTATCTACGCAAAGTCCGGTATCCCGGCAGCCAGAAGTTCCTGCCTGGGATGATTAACGGACTCTGGTGGCCCCGCACCACGGCCGGCAATCAGTGGACCTCAGAGCGAGATGTTTATTATCAGGACGCATACAACAACTATTGTTCGTTTCCGTGGAGTAACGCGGTTGCCAACAATCTTGGTATCAGTCCCTCAATGGCGGTAGCGATTTAAAGTAACATCATCTACTATGGTGGATGGGTTATGTATTATTACCTATCCACCAATTAGATGAGGTTGCCTATGTGGGATTCGGAAGACGTTAAACAGTTGTGGCAAAACCCGGAGTACAGGAAGAAGCAAGTAGAAGTTGATAAAGAAAGAAAACGCAAAGCTTCAATTGCATTAAAGAAGCACTGGGCTGATCCAGAGAATCGTGCACGTCGTATAGCGGTGATGACATCTCCACATGTACAACGTAGACAAGCTGCTGCGATGGCGATCCGTTCAAAGGAGCTATGGAAAGATCCGACGTACCGAGCCGCGCAGGGCGCTCACCGTTCGGCATTCGCCAAAACAAGAAGTGGGATAACGGCGCCAGGATTCAAGCACGGTCTGTCGCGCACGCCTGAATACCGTGCTTATCATCAAGCCAAGGCGCGGTGTACCAAGATAGATCACCAACATTATTCCGAGTACGGCATGCGCGGTATCAAGTTCCTTTTTGCCTCTTTCGAGCAGTTTATTGCTCACATAGGTATGCGACCATCCGCAAAGCATTCGCTCGACAGAATCAACAACGACGGACATTACGAAATTGGTAATGTCGCTTGGCGGACGGCGACCGAGCAAGTTATCAATCGCCGAAAAGCGAATAGCAACTGCCGTGCATGCGGCAAGCTTCTATCGTGTTCCTGTATGGAACCAGAATACGGCTTATCGGCCTGCTGATTGTAAAACTGAACTACCTGGGATAGCGCCCGGAGTCGAAAGATTCCGGGCGTATTTTTATGGCTGAAGACACGTTAGTCCAGCTAACCACAACCACAGTCGTGAACTATAAAGCGAAAGACGGCTCCATCAAAGAGTTGCGAGTCATTCAACCGCTCGACCCAACTAAGCGGCGCATGGATATTGATGACATCCGGCTACTCGCCAAAGAGATCTCGAAAGTGTTAAAGGAAGACGCGCTCTGATGTACGAATCCCGCCCCGAAAAAGACACACCCGAGAATATTCTGACGGCTCTTTCCGACTACGGTGGATTAAGTCCGACAGGAAAGCCCATCTGGCAGTTGGTCTTGGCGGAGAACTGCAAAACCCTGTGCCATGGCCGCATGAATTACATCGCCAAAGGACGAACGGAAGCGCACCAGTACGACGGCGAATGGAACCTTGAAAACAAGACACCAGAATTCACAGTGGCGGGCAATGCTGTGATTGAGCCGGACCGCATTGAGGAAGGATCGTTCTGGATTCCGACCTATTCAAACACGAGTGGATGGATTCTCAGGCGATGGCTCCCCGCATCCTCGTGGGGATCGAGAGATCAATGGGAAGGGGAGCGTGCGCAGGACGGCCGCACGAGGCTATTGGCAGCCTACCCGCAGCATGGGGATTACATGGCGATGCCGGGGTGCGAATGGAGTGTCATTCCGCCTCTTGACCTTTTGTTTACATGTATCCGCTCGTACAACATTCAACAGCGGGCCAACCCGGTCAATTGGCCGAACTACATTCAAGCGATTGGAACCGTAGAGCAGTTACGCCGCCAGCAAGCGGCGGATACTTACGCGGAAGAGTTGGAAGCCCAATACCGGGAAGGGTTCAGCGCAACCTTCCGCTCGGCTAGCTCGTCGGCTCAGATAGTTAGAAACATCATGGCACGAGAAGTAGGCGGCGTGAATCTTGGCGCCGCCGATAAGTGGGGATCGTAAGTGATCGACAAAGGAGAACTGGAATGCCTGAAACGCAGGAGTTAGAAGTATCTGTACCGCAAGCGCAGTCGCACATCGAAACTCCGGTTACTGCCCTTCAGCAGAAGATGGGCAAGTCCGCGAGAGCACGCGTGGAAGCCCGGCGGCGCAAGCGGAAAGAATTAATGGAAAGCACGCGCTTTGACGGGCAACGCTATTGGGGTCCATGCGCCCCAGCCACAATTGTCAACCTTAATCCTATCGCGCTTACGCTCTCGGGAGGATTGGAGCGCTATACCGTCCCGATCGCGGGAGAAGGCAATAATCTCCCCATCAAGATCAAATACAAAGGCCGGGAGTTTAAGGCGAGTTATGTGACCTTCACAGAGCCATTCCTCTACGACATCATGCGAGACTTTGAAGAGAGCGGCTCAGATGTGTACGTGAAAACCGATGTAGGCTATGTGCCTCCCGTGGGACTAGTGCACCAGTTCTATGCGCATTACGTGATAGGCGCGGTCGACTACCAGCGCATGGGCGGCATCATCATCTTCGAAGGCGGCGTCCATACCCTCGAGCATTTACACAAAAATGCCGACATGATTCGCGTGCCTAGCGTGGAAAGCCAACTCGACAGCCAAAAGCGGTTTGTGTACGCGTCGGTCGAGCGCAAGTTTGCCGATGTGGTGGCGGAAACGCTGATGATGCAGCGCGAGTTCGCAAATGGAGTCATCGCGCGCGGCCATCAGTACTACACCAGCCAATCCGACATGGAGCGGCAAAGGCTTACGAGTTATCACATCCTCTGGCACAACTGGGCAATGGATCAAGGCTACAAACGGGAGCCAGAAGAGTGGGCCTCGGAGCGCCTCGAAGACTCTCCTGACATCCAAGCCGTACATTGCCCGAGTTGCTACGAGCGGCAAAAGAATCCCGCGCAGTACTTTTGCTCGAACTGCAACACAGCCTTTGACGCGTGTGAAGCGTTTCTCGCCGGCAAGCCGGTGCCGGATGACCAATTATCGATCTACCCGCAAGGCTCGAAACAATTCGACGCCATTCTGGTGGAAAAGAAGCGGCGGCGCGAAAACATGGCCCTGTTGCAAACTCCGGAAGACGTAAGGAAAAAGAAATCGGAATAGATGCCGCAAGCCACTGTAGTTCCCAACACGCTGGGTGATGTGAAACAACGCGTCCGCTCCCTGATGGGCGACCCGAGGGGATCATGGATCACGGACGCGTATGTGACGCCGCTGATTCAACAGGCGTATGAAGACATCACCCAGCAATTAAAGAACGGCAGTGGTAAGAACCTGGAAGCGGTCATCGAAGCCTTAGACATAGATGCAGGTACTTCCGATCTTTCCTACCTGCAATCCTACGGAGATCCAACCGCAGACCCTATCGTTGAACCCGGAGAATGGGTAGGACTCGCTGACCCGATTAAGCTTTGGGTTAAGATGGCCGGACAACTCCCGGCATATTACTCGGAAGCTCGTGGACCAAGAGATACCTTGCCGCATGGCAACCCTCCTGGCGTCACTCCGGGCTTTTTCTCGCCGCGGGTAACATGGGCGTGGATTGGTAATAAGATTTCAATTACGCCGGTTGCGGGTGCGATCGACGCGCAGTTATATGGCAGATTCAACCCACCGCCCTTGCAGCAGGATACCGACCCACTGGTGATCTATCCCAAAGCCACGGCTCCGGTAGCTTATGCGACGGCGTCATTAGTCGGAGTAGAACGGTCCAATCCTCAGGTTCTTCAAGGCTACATCGAGCGGGCCCAGGCGACAGTCGACAACATCATTGCAGACATTATCCGGCAGTCGCAAGGCAATCCCAGACGGCTGGGCACGATTGGCGGCAGTTATGGAAACGGATGGGGATGGCGCTAAAGACTTTCACAAGGAGAAACGATCATGATTAACTTGGCATATCAGAGCGAAGGGGAATACAACAACAACAAAATCGCCATCTTTAAGGCGACCTTCTCCAAAAACTACGGCGTGAATGGAGTTGGCGACTTACTCAACTTCGAACCCTCCCAAAACAACGGCGTCGATGGAGGAGTGACCGACCCAAGTCAGGCGTACTTCCACATCCTCACGCAGCCCACGGCTAATATATTTGTGAGTGACAACCTAGGCGGGTCGTACACGCAGGTAAAGCCCAATGCCGTGCCTACCCTGAACAACTGTGGGCTGCAAATGTTCGAACCTGGCGGCGCGGAAAAAGCCACCAACGCCGCTTATACAGCGACGGAACTCGCAGGATACACGCTGCTCATGGTTCTTATTCCGGCATTGCAGTAACAACGCATTGCCAAGGGGGAGAGTCTAGCGTGCTCTGGTTTGGAAGGCCAGTCCCACAGAACAGGATGCTCGGGGAAGTGTGTCAAGACGACCCCACCAATCTTCCTGTTGGGCTGGCGGCTCTATGTCAAGAGATCGAATTCACCCGTGACTCAGGCGGGCCGACGTGTGCCACGACACGCGCCGGAGTCAATCTCGCCATGCAGGGCACCGACCCCGGTGCGGCCGTCACAGGCTTGGACGGCTTTCTATACTCCCCGATAAACGCCACAGATCCCTTCTTTCAAATGCCACTGATTTATCAGCCGACCGTAGGCTCGGAATATGAATCTCCGGTCGGCACCGGCAGAATGGTGAACTTCCCACAAACCAACTTCTCGGAGATGACCAGCGCAGAGTTGGAAGGCACTCTTGTTCATGCGATTCGTGCGGTAGCAGGGAACCAGGTATTCACCGCTTACAGCGACTTAAATGTTCCAGTAAGTGGGCTGTCTACTATGGACCCCAAGGCGAAGACGTTGAACCCATTCGGCATTAAACCTTTCGGGTTTTATTGGCAGGCGAACCTACCCGTCCTGCAAGGAGAAATCTGCTGTCCTCCCACTCCTGCCAGTGGGAATGGTCATACTTATCAGGCGCAAAACTCAGGAACCACCGGAGCTACTGCTCCCGCCTTCCCGACCGGCGACGGCGCGACGGTCGACGACAATGGGATCATCTGGCAAGAACAGACGATAGTCATTGCCAATCGCCTACCTCCTCCCGCTTCGCCAGTCATAGCGGCGGAAGGCGCGGGCAGCGGACTTCCTGCCAATAAAGACGTTTACGTCGTCATCACGTTGGTAAATGCGCAGGGCGAATCTCTGGCTTCTGTTCCTGTATTCGCGACGACAGTCCTCAATCCATCTATAGTTGCAGTCCTGATTCCGTCGTTAGCCTCCATGATGCGATGGATTCAAAATCTTCCCTCGCAGTATGTTCCTACCACAGCGAATGTGTATGCGGCGATTGTGGCGCATGGCAGCGCCGCACCTCCGCTCTCCTCGTACTTATTCATCAATTCGGCTGCGCTTGGCGGCGGAGTCAATATTGCCGCAGCGGGATCTGGGAATGCTCCGCCAACCTTCAACAGCGCCCGTGTAACTCCTGGACAGTTGCCCACTCCGACCACGTCCCCGGACATTCAACGGGTTCCTGCCGGAAGTCTTGTGCCGCCTCCGGGAGCGCCAAGTCTCACCGAAGTGCCGGGTGCAGGATCGACTCTGGCCGGTGGGTATTACGTTACCTTGACTTTGGTGAATGCAGCCGGTCAAACCAGCATCGGTGGAATAAGTTACATCGTCATCGCCTCTGGGAGCGCGATTCAAGTGAATCTCGCCAGCTCCTACGGACCTTCGGTAACAGGAGTGAATGTGTGGTTTGTTGGGGCGGGCGGCGGGCCGACGACCTATCTAGCGAATGCTTCCCCGGAAGCGCTCGGATCAAGCCCGCAATTTATTGCTCTGGGAATTGCGACTGCACTTCCACCGAATACAGCCGCGCTTCCCTCTGGAGGATTTACAGCCGGCCGCGATGTCTACGTAGCACAGACCTTCAAGAATGCCAACGGCGAAACACCGCTTGGACCCACGGCGAATGCGATCATCAACACCAACGCCAACGATGCCGTATTCGTGCAGGTGCAAACCCCCACGGGACCGGACAACGAGCAACTCTACAGCATCACGCAGGTAGGCATTTACGAAGCGGACGTGCCCACAGGCTCACCGGCACCGCCCCCATCTGCCTTTGCGCTTGTTGGATATTTCAACAACCTGGCAACACCGTTTATTTTGGATAGCGCCAGCGGTCCCAATCCTCCGATCACCAACGGGACAGGTCCGGGCGGAGCCATTGCCGCGGATACGACGACAGGTGGACCGAATGGAACGCAAGGCATGCGTTACGCCGCCTGCATGTGGATGAACCAGATTGAGACAGTCTCAGGGTTCACCTTGGCGAGCGTCGTCTCAACCATCATCGATGAAGGTGGATGGGAGATTGGAGTCTTCAATCTTCCCATAGGGATGCCGAACGTTATTGCGCGCATTGTCGCGTTAACCGTTGCTGACGGTGTGCAGGCAGGTCCATTCAACTGGATTGGATTGGTCGACATCGATGTTCCCGCCCAAAATATCGTCTACCCACAGCAAACCCTTGTGGATCAGGTTGAGCAAAGCGCCACAGTATTTCTGGATAACACAACCACGCAAGGCACATTCAACTTTACCGACACTTTCCTGCTCTCGGCGAATAACGTCGATGACCGACTGAGAATCACAATTCCACCGCAGGGCGTGCGCGTCGATTACCTCGAAGGCCTGGGTAGACTGGCGATCTCAGGCGTCCCCGGATTAAACAGCGGAGTTTATATCAGCTTAGGTGGGGAGGACTTCGAGAGCTTCTATGGGGATACAAGTCCAGTCCCAATTTCCAGTGCGGGCGATCGGTGTTTTGGAATCACCGACCGATATAAAGGAATTCCCTTTGTTCTGATGGCCTCGGGAGGATTTACGCTCAGTCCCAATACCGGAGATCCTTCGAGTTGGTCCCCACTTCGCCGTTGGGGAGGAATCGATCAGGCGCAGCAGTTAGGGCCATGCGGTTTTCGGGCATGGTCGGCGTGCGGCAAATTCATCATCTTCGCCCATCGTACTGGCCTTTATAAGTACGACATGGCCGACCCTGACATGATGTCGAAAGAAGTTCCCAAGCGGTGGGCGCAAATCAACTGGGCGGCCGCGGAAACCATTTGCGTCACGATTGATGAAGATACCCACACCGTGCGCGTTTTGGTTCCGACAGGAGAGAGTACAGTCCCGAACGCGGAATACGTTCTCAGTTACATTGAAGGCTGGAATAATCCGATCCACTTTTCCACCTTCTCAGGCAAAGAAATCTCGATGGATGCCGCGCGGCGGTGGTCCTTCAACATGAGCGTTTCCGCATTTGTATGCGCCCGCCTGGCGAGAACTCTTCCACCCGGTGGGCAAGCGTTTCTGGATGGGCCGACATTTGAAACGCTTCCTGATTCCAGTTTCGGTATCTCACAACTGCTCTATGCCGACTCCGCACCAGACGGGGGAGTGCAGGCGCGAACGCCGGGAGTATTTTCGGACAATGGCGGATATATTGATTATCAGTACGAGACCATGAGCACGGGCATGATGCAGGCCGTGTGTAAGCCGGAAGGATTCAATCTGAATGCAGCGGGAGGAGGGACTTGCATTGCATCGTTTATCGCCAGCCGGGCGCAAACCACGGATACCGGCGGTGACCCGGAGTTGGTTGACGAGTTAGAGGAGTTATTCTGCGATCCCATTCCACTTACCGCGCGACAAATCTCAGGTATTACCCGGAAGGTTCCACCGAGCATCAATGAATTCTGGCGGTTAAGATTTGTTAGCAACGCGCAACCGGGAGACTGGGTAAGCCTGAAAGCGGTGACGGTTTATGTGATTCCGTTCACGTCCGGGAGAGACCCAGGAGACCGATGAGATGTCATGTAGTTCAATGGCATGCGAAAGTGCCTATTATTCGGGCACATCTCGTGAAAATACCAGAGATCACCATCCTTCGGCGGGAGCGCATACTCTGAGTGCAGAATCACGGTCTCCGCGCACCGTGAGCAGTATAGCGCGATCACGGCACCATCAGCGGGTTGCGATAGTTTAGTGATGAAGATTCCGCGTTCCGGGGAAAGAACAGCGTTAGAGGCGGTCGGTCCAGATAGTAAACCTTCATATTCCATGCCGAAAAGCCTACTCCGATGAGCCAAACAATTCAAGCTAATCCCAGAGCACTCGTGGAATCGATTGCTCGGAGACTTCCTCCCAGCGCCTCCGATGACTTCCGTAACTTGATGAACGAAGTCATCCTTGCGAACCTCACGTATCTCGCGCCAGGCGGGAACCTGATTCAACCGGGCGGGACGCCAGCCAATTCCGCAGCGGCCCCGGCAGGCGTAAGCCATACAGTCACAGGAGGGAGCGGAGTCGCTACAGTAGCGATTCAAAATCCGACGAACTACCCCGGCCAACAGTTATGGCATGAAGTCAGCTATGGACCATTGAGCAGTTTTACCAAAGGCGTGACCACACTGGAGCCGACAACTTCGACGAATATCACCATCCCGAATTCGGGAGTCAGCGCGTACTACCGGCTGCGATCTAGCTTCGACAAAGTCAATTGGAGTCCTTACCAGAGAGCGCAATTGACTCCGGTGGATGCGGGTTTAGTGGAAGCGGATGCGATGTCAGCCGCAGGTGCTTTTAACCAGACCAATTTCGCGCAAATTAATTCTCCTGGAGCGGGAGTCGATTCCCTGATTACTATCAGCGGCCCCGGCGGGCCTTTTACGCCCTACACGGCCATCCGGGGAACAACGCAGAGTTCGAGACCTTCGGCGACCATTGTAGGGAGCCTTTCCAGTTTCAGCGCGTTTGTGGGATGGGATGGCTCGCAGTACCAAATAAAGCCCACGCTGGCGAATGTGCTCGCGGATAATCTGGAGCCGGTCGGGAAGGTTGTCATCGGGAATCCGCCCGCTGGTGGCGGTGGCGTGAATGGATCGAACGGCGGGAGACTTACAGCCGTATGAGCTGGAAAGAAGCCGAAGAATTCATCGATCTTGCGACCTCGCGCCATGTGCAGGTTTACAAGAATGCGGACACCGGCGATGTGCATCACCTGATTCACTACTTCCAGATCCCGAAATGCGAAACGTGCGGAGCGATCCACGGGCCCGCATCATTTGAGGATTTCCAGAAGAAGAAAGACGAAACTTTGGCCGCTTTGAACGCTCACCACAGACAGGTATTGCAGTATGCCGAGAAGCATCCGCGAGTTCGAAAGGTTTCGAAGTGAGAACCCGTCTGAGGGAGATGCGGCCAGCCGATGTACCTGTAGTAATGGATCGCCTCGCCGAGCAAAATGCGCGCGACAAGACCAGTTACACCCTGCCACAGATATTCGACGAGCAGGGTCACAGGCTGGCACGAATCGCGCTCGCCCTCGTCGCCGTAGATGACGAGGGAGTTGTTCAACAAGGGCATATCTGGGAGAAGACCCTGGAGCAGACCAGTTACGGGATCAGCGCGAAATCGACTGTCTGTTCCATGCGGGAGCAGTATGCGATTTTTTATATTCTCAACTCCCGTGGATATGAAGATTTTCATCTCTTCGTGCCGAAGGAGCGCGTGGAGGATATGCAGCATGGTCTCGAAACGATTTATGGGTTGAGCGCCACAGGGTTAACGCACTTTTACCGCCGGCTGGACCCCGCTGAGAACGCGGCATTGCAGGAGTTTTATAAACGCCAGTTGGAAAAAGAAGGAGTTAGCCAATGAGCCGCGGCCAACAGGGTACAGTGTTTTCTACAGGTGCTTCTCAGAACAAAAACCTCAATAACCTGTCCAATAGTTCCTTCAACGCCGCGCAAACTGACCTAGGTCAAACCGAAGGCGACATCAACTCCTTTGGCGATGAACTCTCGCAATTCAAAGCCAACAACCCCTACACCGCAGGGGGAGCATTTCAAACCGCCTCGAATCAGGAAGCGGCAGATACCTCAGCGGCTACCGCAGAGCGAACCGGACAGATGCTGCAAAGCGCGGCGGTGCGCGGCGGCCAGAATCCCAATGCCGCTATTCAGGCCACGGAAGATACGGCGATTGCCGGACAACGCGAACAGGCAGGCGAAGAAGCGGAAGCCACAAAACAACGCTTGGGATTGGACACCGGATACGGTCAGGAAGTCCTGGGAGCCACCGGCCAGAAAGAGCAGATGCAGCAGGCTCTCACGAACGAGCAGGCAGGCATTGCGGGCAAAGAGGGGGAACTCGCCGAGGGCGCATTGAGCGAAGAAGAGAAAGCCGCACAAACCCCAAGCTTCCTGGATGAGTTAGGGCAGGGCGCGATCAATGCGGGCGTAGCGTTTGCGGGAGGAGCCGGGAAGGCGATTGGCTGTTGGATCGCGGCTGCCTGCTTTGACGGTTGGGACGATCCCCGCACAATCATGGTTCGCGGGTATATCTTTGGACCATTTGCACAGTCGTGGATTGGCGCGAAGATTTCTCAAGCCTATCTACGCTACGGCGAGCGCATCGCCGCAAGAATAACTCACTCCTCGTCACTCAAATGGCTAATGACCAAAGTGTGTAACATCGCGCTAAAGCAGGCGGTGAAGCGTGGCTAACGAATATAAAACCGGTCTCGACGATCAGGACGAACTCAGTCAATTTCCCAGCGCTTCCTCGCCCCTGACGGCGATGGGGATTGATCCAGATGAAGTCGCCAAAAATCCTGACACTCTGAATAAGTTGAGTGGCGTGTATCCACTGGCGTATAACGCCCCGAAGCAGACCGAATCCCCAGACAAGCAACAGGCGGGCATGGCTGGCGGAGCGGGCGCCACTCCTACGACTGATCCAACCGAAACTCCTGAGTCCTATGGCGTGGAAGGGTTGGGGATGCTGAAGAAGAACCTCGAATCCGCCACGGAAGCGGCCAATGAAGTTCCCACCAAAGAGCCGGATAAGATTGCCCAACTCACCACCGAGCGCGAGAAGTTAGCCAAACCGGCACAACGCTTCGACCCCACAACAGGCAAGCAGCTTACTCAGACCCAAGAGTATGACCCCGACAAAGGGCAGATGGTCACCATCAACCCCAAGGAAGGGACTGGCGGGAAGGTATGGCGCGGGATTCGTGGAGGACTGCAAGGTCTGGCGATCGGCGGAATTCCGGGCGCGGTCACCGGCGCGCTGTCTCCTGAAAAAGTTGGCGGCACAGCCTACAGCGCCCCAAGCAAAGCCTACCAGAAGGGTGAAGAACGCCGCGAACAAGCTTTGGGCGCCACAGATGAAGAATTGAAACAGGCAAGAGAAAGCTGGAAACAAGCGGTCGACGCTTCGAAAGCGAAAGCGGGAGAGTATCGTTCAAACGCAGCAATCGGGAAAGATATCACTACTGGCGCAACAGGGTTAATCAATGCGGAGAACAAACCCGCACCCGAGGACAAAGCCCAACTCTCGCAAAAACTATGGGAACAACGCCGTCAGCAACTAACGGACCCCTCTCTCGCGAAACTCTCTCCACTGCAAAAAGCACTTTATATGGCGAATGGGAAAGTCCCTGACCCACGGGAACCCAATGAAGCCGATGTGCAGGCCGCAAATATGGCGAGGGCTCTGACGATCTGGAAAGGGAGTCATGGAGGGAAATCCCCGGCTACCGTGGAAGAGTTTAACGAGGTCATGCAATCGGCGAAAGGCGAACTTGGAAAAGGGAAGGCTGCGGGCCAGCCTACCCCGCAGCAGTCCAAAGCCATCTCGGACAAGAAGGCTGCGGCCATTGAGAAAGCTAATCGAGACTTCGCCAACGCCGACGGTGGAAAAGATGCGCTGGCGGAGTATCAACGCCAACTGCAGGAAGCGCAAAACGCTTACGAAGAAGACATTGGCGACATGGGCCAAGGAACCACACACCAAGTCGTTACCGTGGATAACAAGGGGCAAGTTACATGGACGCCGCAAGCAACTCCAGCACCACAGGCACCAGTGGGCGGTCCATCCCCGCAGGTCGCACAGCCTGCGACTCCACAACCGACGACCCCCCAACCCACACAACCGCAGCAACCACCACGCAAGAATCAACCACTGGTTAAGCCGGGGAGTGAAATCAGTTTTGATGGGAAACCCACAAAAGTCACTGAAGTTCGGCGGAATCCTCAGACCGACGAGTACGCCTATAACATCGGCGGAAAGTGGTATACCGACAAAGAGATGAAACCCTCCAAGTAATCCATGCCCACCGTTGCCGAGCCGGACACTACCGATGAATCCGTCAGCGTCCGGAGTGCGCCTCCGTCTGGATTTACGGAGTCCCTATCAGCATCTGAGACCGGCGACCGCAGCAAACCTCCCACTGGCTTCAGTGAAGTCCACGATGCCTCCGCTCCGCCTCCAGGCTTTACCGAAGATGTAGGGGCGCAACAGAACGTCGATCAGGCGCTCGCAGGCGCACCCAAGCCACAGGTAAACATGCAACCCGTGGCTGTGACATCGGGCCGTCCCGTGGGTAGTCCCGCAGCTGTGGCACCCGCTCCCGGAACGGAACTGGAGCATTTTGGTGCGCTCGTGCCGCAAGCCGCTGTCCCGGCCCTGCAGTCCATTCAGACACATGTCAATGAGCCTCTGAATAAAGCCGCGCAGGCTGGCGCGGAATTTGGCAAAGAGGTTGGTCAAGAAGCCGTCACCGGAGCGACGATTCTTTCGCACCCCGCAGAATCGCTCAGCGCGGCCCTGTCATCGCCTTACGGACCAAAGCCAGCCACAGAAACGCCAGAGCAGACCGCCCAGCGCGAGCACCCGGTAGCAATGGTAATTGCGAGTGGCGTGGGTGAAGCAGCTGGCGGCGCTGCGGCCGATCCGCGCAACTGGCCCTTCTTTGCTTCTGGCGGAGCCCGCCCGGTCCTGCAGAAAATCATCAGCTTAGGGTTCAGCGGCATGATGGCCAAAGATGCCACGGACGCCGCTGTCGACCTGCACGCCAATTGGGATAAATACACACCACAGCAACGTGCGGAGATTGCGGCGAAGGGCGGCATTTCCGGCGTGATGGCGGCGATGGGTGCCTATCACGCGGCCACATCCAAGCTTCCGCCTCCAGCCCCACTCCGCCCCGAGCCGGAAAGCCTTACGGCGCTTCATAACGAAGCGCGAGACATCGTCAACTCGGCTGGACTGGAATATCCCTACAACCCGACGCCGGAAGATCTGAAAACAAGCTATCGCCAATTCCAGGCGCGTGCCGCGAACGCCGCGGAAGCCGATCAGCCAGCGATGAAGGAAAAGGCCAATCGACTCCAGGAAATCTATGACAAGTTGAGCAAGGGAGCGCCAACCGAGAAGCCAGTTCATCACACATCGAACGACGTTAAGGCTCTGCGAGAAAGCGCCGAAGCACAATCCGGCAAGATTGGCGATGCCGTCGCGAAAGCCGCGGAACCCGTAGAGGGCGCAAAAGTCGAAGCCGTCCGCGATGCGAAAGACTCCGACCGGATCGAAGATAAAGCCAAACGGCAGAACGTGCAACCCTCACAGATCGGGGATATTGCCGGCGCCAAGGTCTCGGTCCCAGATCAGGAAGCGGCGAATGAAGTCCTGAAAAATCTGCACCAAGAAATGCCGGTGGAATCGGCAAATGGGACGGTTACGGGTGAGCCGCAGAATAACGCCGTGCGGCAGACGCAGGCCATTGTCGACACCGAGGCACCACCAGAGGAGCCGATAAAGCATGCTGAGATCATGTTGCAGACCCCAGAGATGCACGCCGCAACCGATCGCACCCACGACCAATATCGCGAGGCGCAAGAACTTCGTGCTCAGGGTAAAGAAGCCGAAGCCCAGGCCATCGAGTCTGAAATTGCAAAGACACACGAAGCGGCAGAGCAAGCCGCTAGATCACGCCAAGGAGAATCCGATGCCCTTTCGCAGCGAGGCCCAGCAACGGTTCATGGAGGCGCACAAAAAGAAAATGGCGCGTCAGGGCGTGAACCTGAAAGAGTGGGAGCAGGCAACGGACTTCAAGAAACTCCCACCCCGAGCGCCCAAGCCGCCGAAAAAGAAAAGCTCCCCGACCACCTAGGAGATAAACGCGTTCAGGTGAAAGACGCGAAAACCGGGGAATGGAAAGATGGAACGGTAATCGCCGATGTCATGCGCTCCGGGCCGACGACGCGCGGCGAAGCAACCCTACGAAAACTTCGCGGGCAATTTGATGATGGTGGAAGATTCGATGTAGGCCCAGAGAGTATCCGCCTTCCCCAAAGTAAGCGGGTAGGCGTCGACTTCGATGGAACGCTGGTCAAAGAAAATGCCGACGGTTCAATAGGCGAACCAATCCCAGAGCGTATTGCCAGTCTGAAGCAAAGAATTGCGGCAGGGGATGATGTCATCATCGAAAGCCACAGAGCAAAAGACCCGCAGCAAATCGCGAATATTCAAGAGGTACTGATCTCCCAAGGCCTTCCAAGGCTCCCCGTCACTGCAAAGAAAACAGCCGCCGGAGAATTGATTGACGACAAGCAGGGGAAGACACCGGGAGTCGATGTCGACCGTGTAGCCACAAATGCGAATGCTCCACTCCCAGATAAACCCTTTGCCCTCTCAGAGCATGAAAAAGAACTCTCCAAACCCTATGGTCCTCCCAAAGCAGATTTTGGAGGAAGAGTCCCGGATGAATCGTTAGGACTCAATCCGAATCCGGCAGAAGATTTCGGCAACAAAGCCCGCGCCGAAGTGGAGCGGAGAATGGGCGGAGCCTTACCACGAGGAGCCACAGAGCGGCGCGTAGAACCCCAGACCGACGATGAGAAACTAAAAGCCGCTTTCGCCGGATCACGTAGTGTAGGGAACAAAGAAGGGGGCTTATTCACTCAAGCAAAGTCTGAGTTATTCCCTGGTAAGCGGGAGTTATCCAATGACGAAATTGCGAAAGTTGAGACGCGCGCGCGCGAACTCAGCTCACAAAAGACAGCAACGTCTGAAAAGACGAGTCAACCTGTGGGAGGTTCTGATGCTGGAAAAGAGCGTGGGAGTCCAGCCAAGGAAACGCGCAAAGAAGTAGCTCCCGGCAAAGTCGGAGAGATGAAAGTATCCGACCTTCGAGTCGCACCGAATAAGTTCCAGTATAAGTTAGGCACGGATGCCGCTGGCACTTCCACTCTTCTCAAGGAAGCCAGGGCGTTTAATCCCGATCTCGCAGGGACAATATCGGTATGGAAAGACCCATCCGACGGCAAGACCTATGTCGTGAACGGCCACCATCGCTATGAGCTGGCAGTTCGTAAAGGACAAGATGAAATCGCCGTAAGGCATGTCGTTGCCGATGACGCGGAAACTGCGCGAGCGATTGGAGCGATGCAGAATATCGCCGAAGGCCGCGGCACTGCGGTGGATGCTGCAAAGTTCTTACGCGATTCCGGCATGACACTCGCAGACTTTCAGGCAAAGGGTATTTCATTGGGCGAGGCCACGGCGGCGAAAGGCCTGGCGCTCGCCAATCTTGACGATTCGCTTTTCAATAAAGTAGTACAGGGCGATCTGCGCGAAGGCCGCGCGGTCGCCATCGGTGAAGCGACGAAAGACCCGGCAGAGCAGAAAGCTATTCTCTCGCTGGTGGAAAAGAAAGAATCGCGAGGCACAAGAGTCAGCGACGACACGCTCTCGGAACTCATTCGCTTGGTCAAGGGAAGCGAACAGACTACCGAGACCACGCAAAACCTATTCGGAACGCAGGAGATTAGTCGCTCGCTGGCACTGGAGAAAGCAGAAATATCCGCGCACATCAAGCAGCAATTGGCAAAGGATAAGAAACTGTTCGGCTTTGTCGCCAAGGCGGATCGCGCAACCGAGTTGGAACGCGGCGGCAACAAGATTGATGTAGGCAAATCGAAGGAAATTTCTACTGGCGCGGCTCAGGCCGAAGAGGTTTATAATAAGCTTAGTGAGCGCGGAGGTCCGATTGCATCCATCCTCGACGAAAGCGCCAGAAAACTCGCAGAGGGTGACAGCCCCGCGACCGTTAAATCGGAAGCCTACACCCGCGTCCGCTCCGAAATATCCAAAACTCTCGGGCCACCAGAAGGAACAAGTGCTGGACGATCTGAAGAAGCACGCGAAGAAAACCTAGAACCTACCCTCCCCGGCATGGAGCACGTTCCCACCGAACGCGCCGAAGCCAACGCGGAGCATCAAGGCAAAGAACTCACCGAAAAACTCACTGAGCCGCCCAAGTCCATCGAAGCCAAAGCGGGCGAGATTGAGCAAAAATCCCCGCTATTCCGCGACACGGAAGCCAACCCACAGAAAGGCTTATTCGGCTCCGATCTTCTCTCCGGGGAATCTGGCAGCTTTGAACCAGGCAAGGTAGGCGAAGCGGCAAAGGCAGTCGGCGATTATATCGGTGGCGTCCGTCACAGCACAGAGATCGCTCGTGATCTTCAGCGCAGCCTTGAAACCTTAGATACACAAAAACAGGCGGACATCCTCGAAGGCATCAACGTGATGAAGGTAATGAAGTCGGCAGGATTAAAGCATGCCGACGATGAAGCCATCTACCATCACCTCGAAGATCCGAATGCCAAGCTTTCAGACGATCAGCAGAAGTGGCTCGACGATATCGTTACGCCGCTCCAGAAAATGAACACGGAGTTTTATGAGGAATTAAAAAAGGGCGGGGTGCCCATCGAGAACTATGTACATCGAGTCGTGCAGGGGAAGGGCGGGGTTCTCGACCGCATTGCGCAAGGGGCGAAGGCAATGGGCTCACGCGCAACCCTCTCGAAATCCGCGCCGCAAACCAAGCAGCGTACCTATATGGCGCTGGATAATGACAAAGGTGAACGCCAGGTAGTCTCCATCAAGAATGGTCAGGTGACGGCATGGAAAGATGGAACCCCGGAAAATCTCGGTGGCCTTAGCGCTTCGGAAGAGGGCAAGCAGTTTGAGGATAAAGACGGCCAGACGTGGAAACTTAAACAGGCCACCACGAAAGAAATAGAAGCGAATACAGATACGAAGTACTACCACTCAGCCATCGCCAGCACGGTTGTTTCGAATATCCAACTAGGCTCCGCTGTGCGCGCGCTGCGATTCCTTGAGGAATACAAAAAGAGTCCTGAGTTCAAAGAATCGGCGGTCCCGCAAAGTTCCGGCAATCCCCCGAAAGGCTGGAGGACCACCAACCTCCCACAATTCACGGGATACTATTTCGAGCCCCGTACCGCTGAAGTGTTGGATCAGTACTACGACCGGATGCGGCAAGGGAACATTGGAGCACTGGATAAAGTAGGTGCGCTGATGCGAGCCACCATGCTCCTGAATCCGATCATGCACCCGATGAACGTCGCCGCCTCATGGGCGATGGAAAAAGGCGCTACCGGCTTATTTATGACGCCATTCAACCGGGCCACGTGGCGGGCGGGGAACAAGGCAGTCAAGGCAGTGTTAAGCAAGAACGATGACTTCCTCGCAGCGCTGGACGCGGGCGCGGCCGTACAATCCCACCGGGCGATCATTCAAGATATTACGCGGTTGTTCTTTAATCAGCTCTCGGAAGCGCTGGACAAGAAAGAAACATGGGCCACGAAGATCGCGGATGCAACTGGGCTCCGTGGAACCAATGTCATCACGGCTTATCCTCGACTGGTGCATCAGATCGCATTCTCTGCCGGCGACATTTTCTATCTCCAGTCGGCCTATCAGTATCAGATGGAACACCCCGGCGTCTCGCTGGAAGATGCATTGAAAGAGTCCGGGCGAATCAACCCTGAGTACCGGATACCCACTCGCATTGCCGATGTTCCACAACTTTCGAAGTTGATGACGAACCGATGGGCAACGATTTTCGGACCCTATCACTACTCACTATTAAAATCCTTCGGCGAAGTCGCCAAGTCCGCGCTGGGTGCGCAGGAGCCCGCGCCAGGAAGGACGAAGGCGCAAGAGGTCTCCAAGGGGTGGGACAGATTGGCGGCCCTCGGTATTATCACCATGATGCTCTACCCGGCGCTGGATGAACTGGCGAAACACTTCACCGGAGACAAGCACGCAAAAGTCAGACGCGCAGGACCATTCGGATTGATCGACTCCGCACTGCAGGTAGCTAGTAAGCAGCAATCGGTCAGTACAGCCGCACAGAGGGTCGTGACTCCAGCGCCACAAACCAAAGCGGCGGCAGAGTTGGCATTCAATCGGGACTTCTATTCCGGGCACCAAATCTACGATCCACATGCCGACTGGAAAACGGAAGGCCATCAGATCGGGAGATACTTGCTGGATGAAACTCTCGGCCAGCCCGGACAATTTGCCAAGGCGGAAACCTCGGAGCAAAAGCATCGCTTCGCCCTGCAGCAAATTGGGATCACAATGGCGAAGACGCCGGCGGAAAAAGTTGCTGCGGATATTGCCATGTCAAAAGTTGGAACAGAAGCCGAAGACCCAGAGGATCACGAGAATCGCGTGGAGCGCCGAGAAATCCTCAATCAGCTACGCAAAGGGAACCGGCAACCCTTACAGGATGCAATCGACAAGCACGAGATCACCGGCAAGCAGGCGCACGCTCTGGAGCGGCGATCAAGACTCACCCCGCTTCAGGATACTGTGCATGGCTTCAGCTATAAAGAAGCGAAGAAGGTGTACGACGTGGCCGATGCGGATGAGAAAAAAGAATTAGAGACGATTCTCGCTCAAAAAGAACGACGCGCTCACATGAATTACTGGCAGTAAGATTAGATTCACCCGAGAGGCCCGCAGTGCCCAGAAAGCGAAAAGATAAATTCCTCGCGCCCAAAGAGCGGGAACAATGCTTCATTCAGGCACACATCAAGACCGGGGCCGACCCAGCAAAAATCGCCGCATGCGAGAAGCGGGCAGGCATGGTACCGGGCGACGGCCTGGAACTTCTCAAACGGCGTTCGGTTCAAAAACAAATCGATCAGGCATTAGCCGGGATTCGTGCCGAGCAAATGCGTCAGGCGGTGGTATCCGAAGCAGCCCAGGAAGCCAAAATTCAATTCAAGCAGGAAGTTGTTGCCACTGTAGAAAAAGCCAAGCTCATGGGATTAAACCGGGAACTCCTGATCGACCAGTTGATGCAGTGTGCGATCGGGATCAACATGCACCTGTTCCCAAAAGAGAAACTGGACTACATCAAAGCCGGGTTGGTTCTCGAGGGAATCATAGAAAGCGGGCAGACGAAACGCGTAGCTCCGTTAGAAAGCGGACTCAAAGAGTCGTCGGGGGGCATTTACACGAACCACTTCGACCGCCTCGCCCAAGGGTCAACCGGTGTCGAATCGTCGCCAGAATCAAGCGCTAGCCCACCGCAAGATGATGCTTACGAGCTAATCCCGCCAGAGCAAAAAGTAAAACTCCCTCCTCCCGGCGAACCTATTCATGAAAACCGACCCACAGAACCCTCCCGCGGCCGGGTCATCACGGTTGAGGTTGGATGAGCCTCAGCCCGTACCCTCCCCTGGAACCACCCCCACGCGGTTTTGAGCCTGTATGGTGGCCGATCAACGCCGCGCAGCAGGCTTATCTCAACTCCAAGGCCGAACTGTTGTTAGGAGGTGGGGCCTCAGGTGGTGGCAAAACGCAGGTTCTCGCAGCCGACGCCGTTCAGGAATACAGAAACCCTGCCTTGCGCGCACTCTTACTCCGCACGACGCTCGAGGAGATGTCGGAGTTGGAAGATATTCAGCAGAAAATGTATGAACCGTTGGGTGCACGATGGACGCGGAAACGCTCTATCGCCGCCTGGAGGTTCCCTTCGGGGGCGACGATCCGGCCCGGTTACCTTGCCCACGACAAACATTTGAAGCGCTATCAGGGAAATCCGTACACCTGGCTCGGCATTGATGAGAGCGGGCAACACCCTGAAAATCGCATCCGGTTCATGCTCGGCTGGTTAGTGGCGCCCAAAGGATCTGGCCTGCGGGCCCGCGCAAGATTCACCAGTAATCCGGGCGGGGACGGGCATGGCTGGCAGATGCGGGTATTCCTGCGCAACCGTTGCCCGGTGCATTGCGCCGCCGACTTCGCGGACGATCGGCCATTTGAAACCAGCGTTTACCCTGGGAGAGTGTACCGAGGAGCCTGTTGGACGGACGACTCTCCGGTGCATATGACCACGGCATTCATCCCGGCCAAACTGATTGATAACCCATTTTACGGAGAAGATAAGCGAAAGCGACTTCTGACGCAAACGAAGGCGCTGCAGCAGCAGCTTCTTCATGGCTGCTGGTGTATGGCAGAAGGACTCTATTTCGATTGTCTTCGTCCCGAGATGGTCGTCCCCTATGCCACGATTGGAGACTCCTGGTGGTGGCAGCATTTCATCGCGATCGATTACGGCTTTGGGAACTCATCTGCGGCCGCCGGCATGTACGCAATCAATCCCAGCGGGACGGTGTTTAAGACGAGGGAGCGAGTGGAAGCAAAGATGTACGCCAACAAATTTGCGCTGGCGATCTGCAAGAAAGGCTTTGCCGCGACCGACAACCCTCGTCAGGGGCCGCAGGAGAACTGGCTCAAGAAGCTCAAGGCACGAGATCCTGAAAGCCCACGCATGGCGTTTTGCGTGATGGATGAAGCGATGGATCAGCATCGGGGAACCGGGGAAAGTGTGTACGATGTAATCGCGAAAATTATGGGAGACCACGGCATCGGCTCAATCAAAGCGGCACATGATCCGATGGGCAACGCGCAAGTTCTCTACAACGGCCTGGCAAATAACCTCCTCGTGCTGACGCGGGACTCCGCAGATCTGCCGCTCACCTATCGCTCTCTGAGTAGCCGAGTCATCGACAAACGAAAAGCCATCAAAAAAATCCACGGCGCATGGGAGGATGACTGTCATGACGAAACGTCCTACGGGTTTAACACCTGGCGGGAAAACTCCCAGAAACCCGAACGCACAGCCCTGGCGGAAGAAATAGCAGAACTAAGAAAGCAGGGCATGGATGAAACCAGCATCGCTAGAATTGCATGGAAGAAGGAGCAGGAAATTCAACAGAAAGAACACAAGCAGGCCAAGGGAGTGAGACTTTAGGGCGTGGCTTCATCGGTCATTGGGATGCTCCCCCGAACTCTTTTTCTCTACGCTTTCATTCTCCGAACTGAGTCCCGATGGGATGGGTCCCTACCCACCGACCGTTTGCTGCTGGACAGGATGGGAAAGTAATTTCTCCTCGTGCCATGCCGCATCGGCGTGCTTCAACAGCAATCGTGCGAATTGCCGCGCCTGTCGCGCTGAAAACACGATGTGCCCAACGCCGTTCTCATCCGGCTTAAGATCGGGATGATTGACTATCACTTCACCGTTCCCGTTGGTGCCTACTTCTAAGACGCCTGCTACTTTCTCTGCCATATTTGGCCACCTCCACTCTGAGATTTTAGGGTAGGGACCCATCCCACTGCTCTATTTTAGGCTATACTTCGTAGCAAATAGGTCATGCTTTCCCCTCCGGCTGCGGCGCGTCAGCATCTGTCTTCGGCGCACGAGCTAGCCCCCATCCTTCCCGGAATCCGTCATAGTAGGTAGCGCTGTGATCGGGATTCATCTTAGCTAATGCATCTTCCATCTGCTTCTCGGCTTCGGCAGACCAAAATGGCGGCTGAGCAGCTTCGCCGAGAGAAGGATGCGCCCCATTCAATACGTCTGCTACTTTCTGATACGCGATGGCGACTGGATGAGAAGCGTCTGCATCTTCTGGAGTGAGTTCGTCGAGAACGTTTAGAATTCGGTCTTTCAGTTGGCTTATATCGGCCACGACTCGTGCATGTTCTCCTTGCCAAAAATCCACTTCGCGCAGCATTTGTTGCCTCAACGCTTGATACGCGGATTCGGTATAGTCATCGGTTGGCTGAGGATGCGTCCCGGCCAGCGCCCGCCTATCCACACTGAGAAGTGTATTGATCCTCGCAGCCACGCGGTTTACGAGCCAGCCTGGGTCTTTCCCCGATAGCGCGTCCGCAATGATCGTAACCGCGCAGTCGTCTACTAGGGAGTCCGCATTCCCGCTTCGCTCCCCGGCAGTTGATTCGGGCACGGCGCTCGGCTCTGCTATTTCTTTACCAGCTACAACCGAAGCATCGCACACGGGAAGGCACCCAGCTTTCGCGCACCAGTCATCCTCTCGATGCACTTCGTTGAAGTTTGGATATGCCGCATTCTTCGGGAGAATCATCCATCGGCGTGGCGCTGCTTCATGGCTCATCGGGTCACCCGGCTTTCATCTTGCACGCGCCGTATCTCTTTCACGGCTTCGGATTGGCTTTCTACTAAATCGCGGAACTCATCGGACCACGGCTCATCAAAGTCCTGCGTCTGAAACGTTGCGATAAATAATTCTTCGTGACAGTTGGGACACATCCCGTCTGAGAACTTTGTGCCACAATCCTCGCAATACATCCCATGTGCGCCCCTCGATTCAGTGCTCATCGAACCCTCCACTCTGCGTCAGCGCAGCACGCCTTTAGCCACGCAATGGCCTGCTTTGATGTGCATCGCTTGAATCCCTCTCTAAGACCTAATCCATGCGCTATACACCAAATCTCCTGAGCGCTCAATCCTCCGCGCTCCGCCAGCTCGTAGAGACTCTGCGCGTGATTGTTTTGCGCTTGCATAGCAAATGGTTCTACAAAGACCCACGAGATCGAGGACGGATATTCCTCCCCGCGCTCGACATCATCACGGCCACCTAAAACCGGAAATCGCGCTCCGGTGCGCGGCGATTCAGTGCTCATCGGCATGCCTCTCGCAGTTCCTTCAGTATCAAGTCCCACCCGCAAGTGCAGTCAGGCCGAGACAGGCATCCGTCCTTGTGATTTCCATACTTACGGAGCAGGCTATCGTATCTTCCCGCAGTGGCGATAGCGTGCTCTATTTTCTCGGTGCGATGCGCAAATCCTCCGAGAGCTGGCCGTCGCGCCAGAATGCTGTCAATAGTTTGCAGTTCCATGTTGGCAAGGTCCAACTTTAGGGCTAAATCTTGCAACAAATCTTCTCGTTTGGTGCGCGGTGAGTCACTTGGCATCGCTCAACTCCCCAGACTCGTAGCGCAAGTGAATCTCTTCCGCCAACGCCGCTAAAGCACCAGACAGAGTATTTGAGTTGAATCCGAATATCTCATCCTCTC